TATTTATTGTTCACCAAAATTCTTCCCTGCTCCGTAGCACTCATAAAAGCTATCTACGAGTTTCCCAAGCTGTTCTGGTGCCAACTCTTCTTTCAAATCTTCCGGAATCCACTTATACGATTCCCGGAATGTATCGCTATTCCGTCCGATCTTGGATGATCTCTTTACCATTTCGAGCTTGTACATATCGCCAAGCTCTTCCAGTGTAATATCTCCACTCTTTACTGCTTCTCTTCCCTCTCTGGTTAAGACGCTCATTACTTTCTCTTTGCTTATTGTTCCGATTCCTGCAATTTTCATGTTCCGTTCTCCTTTCGGCTCTGTGCTGTTTTCTTGATCTGACTATACTATAGCACACATATATCACTTTTACAAGTGATATTTTATTTTTTTTGCAATTTCTTTTTCAGTTCCAAATCTTCCGGACTCTCTACATATATAAAGATGTCTTTCGGCTGCATATCCAAAAGCAGACAAAGATTATTAATGCTCTTTGCATTTATATTTGTGTCCTCACGTTTTATTTTTTTGAGCGTTTCTTGACTTAACAATCCGCTTGTTTTAGCCATGTAGGAGTTAAAGCCGATGCGCTCCAACGCGTCCCCTACATCAAATCTGTATTTTAGCATTGCGTACCTTCCTTTCTATATAGATTTTCTTAAATCAATCATACTTTTCCTATCTGGAAAAGTCAAGAAAAATATTTCTAAAAAAAGTGATATTTACTATTGACTGTCACTAAATTTAGTGATATGATACAAGCATCAAATGAAGCACAGAAAACAAAAAAGGCGGTCACTCCTACCAAGAACGAACCGCCACCAATCAAAAAAGAAAGGTAGCTATATTATAGCACAGGTAAAAAGAAATGAGAAGAACAAACAGCAAAGAAACAATGGAAGCAATTAAAAACGCAATCATGGAGAGTTACGAAGCAGCAGAGGAATATTACACATATGACAACAAGGAAGCAAAGACAGACTACAACGACATATGCAAAGACATTTTAACGGCTTTTGAGAACGAGAAAATTAAATATGATTGTCAGTATAGAGCCGGAAGAATTAGTAAATATTCTTTGTTTTGCGACTGGATGGCAGGACTTCCTACAGCTTTCCCTATTTCTGATGATATTTTTCTTGGCTCTGCCGTTGATTGGCTTGCTGATATTTTAGACGAGACAGAAGAGGAAAAAGGCAGATATACAGAGGATAAGGCAGAAGCGACAGCATGTAATCTGCTTTACAGAGAGCTTACAAAACACGCTGCAAAAGCAAAATAATTAATTAGCAAGGTTGGCGCTTCCGGGGTTCGATTCCCCGGCTTGCTTTTACCGGGAAACTGGAAAAATTTGAATATGGAGGACTTGAAAATGGGAAAAACAAATATTGATATGTGGTATGGTGACAAGCCGGAACAGGTGACAGGATTAGACATATATTTTAATGATTTAGGCGGGTTTTATTCCGGAAATCTTCGCATTTTCGGGAAAATTGTTGGTGATTATTACGCCGACAGCGTACAAGACATAGAAAAAGCCTTTCCGCACCTTGCGAAAAATATTGAAAACTGTTTGAATTAGCCGCCGCAGAGGATGCCCGCCGGATCACTACCGGCGGCGGTTTTATGAAATTGAAAAGGAGAAATAAAAAACGAATGAAAATAACTATGTTTTGCACGCAAAAAACGGCGTTGTGCTTGTGACAGAATCGCAAGCAATTAACAACGCGCTAGATCAAGAAAAAAGTGGCGTTATTCCGCGTTACTCATTCCTGGATTATAAAACCGGTGAAAACCTCACACCGCCCGGATGGCTCGTGTGGTCAACTTTTGCGGACGGATGCGGCGTTGTGTACCGCAGATCTGACGGAAAAATGATCGTAACAACAGGATTTCAAGGGGATTTTGTTGTAATTTAAGGCGGTACCATTCCGCCTTTTTCGCGTGCTTGGTGCATCCGTTCCGGTTCGATTCCGGGAGCGCGGACTACATGGAAATCGGTTTCCATGCGCAAATTGACAAATAAACACAATATAAGGAGGTGGGAAAGATGGGAAAATATGAGTATATCGGAAAAAGGGAAATCATGCGCCGGGTGTCTGCCCTTGGTTATCTGGAAATATCCGGCAAAATGTGCGGCTACTCAAAGTTTGAGGGCGTGGAATGGGTGGAGTCTGCAAAAATCAAAATAACCGCGCAGCGTGGCGGTGACTGGTTACAGATCACGCAAAGACCGGAAAACATAACACGCACTTACAGCCGGTACGATGGGAAAAACTATCTTGACAAGTGGTAAAATGCGGTCTATGCTAGACTATAACTACAGCCGGGCAAGCGTTTTCTGGCGTTTGCCTGTGATCGGCAATATCATCAAATATCATCAATGAATTATCTATATATGGCATAACATATAGTGTATTTGTGTTATTTGCGGAATGTCGCAGATAATTGCACGTTTGTTACACGTTTTTGAAAATCCGTGAAAATGGAATCTTGACCCCAAAACGCTACCCCCAGGGGGGTATAAAAAAATTACGAAATATTTTTTGGGGCGCGGGAAAAATTTTCTTTCGTAAAAAACCCGCCAGTTAGGCGGGTTTTCTTATTTCTTCTCTTTCATTACAATTTCTAAATCAAGCCCCAATGCATCCGCAATCTGCCGCATTTCCTTTTCTGAAAAGTTGTCACGTTTCATTTTTTGCGAAAGATTTTGTGAGCTGGTGTCAATAAGTCTTGCTAGATCGGTCACTCTTAATTCCTTTTCAATAAGCGTATGTTTTACGATTTTTGCAAACAATGTACCGCCTCCTCTCTCTTGACGTGTTTCAATAATATCATAAATAAATTTATTATTCAATTATTTAATTACAAACAATACTTGACAATCACAAAATAAACCGTATAATGTAATTAAAGAGTTACAACAGTAATTGATAAGTTACAGAAAGGGGCACAAATATGGCACAAATAGAACAAACCATCACTACTTTAGAGATTGCAGAAATGATGGAAATGCGTCACGACAGAGTTTTAAGAAAATTGGAAGGACAGGATGTAAGGGGAAAACATACCGAAGGAATCATTGAAATTTTGACTCACCACAATTTAGGTGCGAGTGATTATTTCATTCCGTCTACCTATAAAGATGAATCCGGAAAAGAAAACAAGTGCTACAAAGTAACCAAGTTAGGATGTGATTTTCTTGCGAACAAATTCAACGGAGAAAAAGGCATCGTATTTACTGCCCGATACGTGAAACGTTTTACCGACATGGAGAAAGACATAAAGAAATCACAGGCGGCATTGCCGAAAAATGATGACCCATTTGCAGATTGTTACATTGCAAAACAGCAATTGGACGCATCACGCGGAGCGTGGTTCAGAAAAAATAATTGGAAATTAAAAATTATCATGGAACAGTTTGGGTGGACGAGAAAATTTTTATATCACAAGATTCTTACAGAATTGTCTACCATATACGATTTAGATCTTGAAGAAGATCTTTATATATATAAGTGCGGGCACGAACCGGAGTACAAAATGCAATTGCTCGATGGTAGCACTTCGCTTGCCGGAACTGCAACAAACTATGTCAACTATTTATTAACAGAGGAAGGATATCACTAATTATGGAAGAATTATTAAAAATTGCTTATGAAAACTTTTTAGGCACAAACGATGTAAACAATTCAAAGAGTGTGAGAATTATCAATTCTGCTTGCTACAAGATGTATGATTCGGTTGACAGTCTTAAGGATGTGTTGAGCGAAAAACTGTATAACGACATTAGCGATAAGATAAGGGATGGTGTTTGCGACATTCAAGAAGCGGCTTTTATTGCAGGATTCGCGTGTTGCGCAAAGTTCCTTACAAATGGCAAAACAGACTTGTTACCAAACGAATAGAATTGAAAGGAGAATATTAAAATGGATGAATTTATCAAAATTGTATGTTCAAGTCAGCTTGACAATGAAACCGGAAATGCCTTTGTTGAATACTTCTCTCCCTTAACAGAGAAGCTGAAAGGGTTATTAAGTGAAAATTTATATTCAGAGTTCGAGGAACTGCTTTTTAGTTGCTGTGCAAAGAATAATGATTTTTACATGACGGAAGGCGCGAAACTCGCTATAGAAATAATGAAAGGTTCTTACATTCCGAAAGTCTGACACAATCCCGGCGGCGATTCAAACCGCCGGATTTATTTTTGCCCTAGCGCAACGATGTTTTCTTTCGTAAAAATCAAAGACCGCGCAGCATAATCACTTTTGCTCAACTCTTCTATCAGCCTTTCCCTAGTCATTTCCGGATTCGTCCGGTGCACGTACTGTAAGAGTTCTGAAATTTTATCCATTATGCAACCTCCATAAGTTCAATCAATAGTCTGTCTGCTATTTCAAATACTTCTCTTCCGTATGTAGCCAAGAAGTCTGCTACAATTTCCTCGGTATCAATATCCATGTATACATTGTACGAAAGGCAGAACGCATGACATAATTCGTGGCATAACACACGGTCAAGGAACCTTCCGCGTATATCATCCGCAAGATATATCGTTTTCGTGTCCCTGTCGGTCATGCCTACTGTTCTGCTTCCATCACTTCTCTGTAGCATATCGCTGTAACGCGATACTTTGACCAAATTCCATATTTCATTGTTTATCGTGAACAATTTACCACCTCGCAAACAAAGAGGGCAAAATGCCCTCTCTATTACATTTTCGTGACAAGCGTAGTCAGCTTTGTCTTGGTCAACTGTTTCTCTTCCGGAGACATACCGGAAAACAGTTCGGTCACATCTTCAGAAAGAGATTTCATGTACTTTTCGAGTTCTTTCATCTTTGCGTCCTTATCTTCCGGTGAATTTCCGTTATGCATTTCCTTTGTCTCCATGTAGCTTCTCCGGCTCATACCGGCTCTGCCCTCTCTTGCATCGTGAGTACCGGTACTCATGCCGTTATTTCCGCTCATAGGCTCTGAATAATACATCTTTCCCATACTCATTCTGTCAAGGTCTCTCATTCGCTCTGCATCCGACATATTTTCCCATTCCCGGTAATCTTCCGGCATCTGATGATAATATGGAGGTTCTACATATCCTCTGCGTGTTCCACGTCCTTTCGGTGCGAATCTGCCATTTGCATAGCGGTAATGGTCGTAAAATCTTCTGTCTGGATAATCCTCGTACTGTTCAAGCATACGCATAATATCCTCGTTATTTTCAGACTTTTTCATGGCTTCAACAATGTTATAGTCTTTGTCAAAGCATACGATATTCTTTGCAATCTCCGTCCAATCCTTGAGATCATCAAGGTTTTGACCCTCAAAATTCTCAATTCCAATGCCGTCGACGTGGGCTTTCACGCAATCCATAATCTGTTTAGCAAACTTATGCATAATATCAAGCCTCCCTTACTGCAATCAAATTACTGTTCTGAACCTCGATAGCCTGTGCGGACGTATTCTGCACGGCTACGGTACTGCAACAACCGCAAGGCACATCAACGTAGGCTTGTGAACTAATATTCTGTAAATTTTGTGCTGCGGCTGGCGTTACGATCATCTTTGTCGACTGCAAAGGCTCTCCATCAACCGCGATTGCAAGTGAAATCTCTCCAACCGTGCCGCCTGTCGGGATCTGAATGTTACCGGAATACGATACCAAAAATCTGGCTTTGCACTGATTTGTGATACCTCTTAACTTGATAATTCCGCTTCCCTGTCTGTGTACGATACATTTTGTTCCGTTTACTGCTGTTTCTGTAAATGCCACATCTTCTCCAGCGGCAACGGTTTGTAATGCAATTCCTGTTACTTCCATTATTTTTACCTCTCTTTCATAAGAATAAGGGCAAACATTATAGTCTGCCCTTTGATTATAAGTAATACTGCATAGCAGACATGATTGAGTTAAACTCAATTAAGATACTCAATTATTCAGTTTTAGCAGTTACAACCGGCGTTACATCCGCATCCATATGCATAAGCATTTGGGTTAGGTACGACATATGCCGGAATGGCAGACGGATTTACTGCATTGATAATCTGCTGTGTCTGAGCTGCCATCTGAGTTGTAAGTAATGCACTCTGACGATCCTGTGAAGCTGCTCTACGCAGATCATTATTTTCTGCCTGTAAGGAAGAAATTTTTTCATTGCATAGATAATCGAGAATAGCGCGTGTTCCTGCATTCTGACTGTCGATAATGTCTCTCGTGTTGCTGTTCATGGTGTTCTGCAACGCGCAAGTGTTAGTTGCCATGTTGTAGTTTACGCCTTGGATAGCTTCTCTTGTTTCGCAGCAGCAGTTTGCGAGCTGTGACTGTAATGCGTTTGTATTCTGCATGTTAGCGACTGTATCAGCATTGATAGCCTGCTGGATGCCGAATCCGGTCTGCAAAATGTTTGTGTTGATGCCATTCATGCCTGTTTGCACTGCATAGAATCCGTCACAAAGTCCGTTTGTAATGCCATCAAGTTTTGACACAACCGCCTGATTATCAAATCCACGCTGGATTTCGCTTCCGACACCACCATTCATTCCGTTTCCTCCGAATCCGTTACCGAATCCACCCCATCCGAAGATAGCGAAGATAACGATAATGAACCATAACCATGAGCCTTCTGCGCCCCATCCATTGTTATTTCCGTTTCCGTCAATGTTCGCTACAAGCGGAACGGATGCACAATTACCTGTGTTAAACATAGAATTTACCTCCATAATTCATTTTTATATACATAATCTTGCAAGAATTAGTATCACATTCCTAATTGGCTTTTAAATGACTCAAAAGCCTTATCTGCGTCAATTCCCTTTTCTTTGCACAAATTCCTAGCCATCTGTTCGATGCCCTTGGAATCTCCCTTCTGCGCCATTTGCATAGCATTGCGTGCCATAGGGTTGCTCATTACGCTGTTATTCCCCATCATTTGTTGTAAAAACTGCTGTGGGTTTCTCATTCCCTGTAACATCTGCATAGGATTCATTAAGACTCACTCTCCTTTTGTGTTCGTGAAGATTTTCTTTGCGTTTGCGAAGATAGCTTATCTTCCAACTCTTCCATCTTTCCAAACAAGCAATCCAATTTGTCAGTAATAGCCCTTGTCGCATCGTCAGACAGCCCTATTTCAATTCTTTTATCATCGCTTGAAGAATCTGCCATCTGCTCATTAAAAGGCTTGTAAACGGTCTTTCTGATTGTTCCGTTGGCATCCCATTGTTTTGCTACGATTGCGCTCATGTCCTGCATTGGGAAAAACGCAACGCTTCCATCCATAGGCACATCATTTGCCATGATTGCCGATTCCGACTGCACTACTTTTCCTTGGATTCCAAGAAACTGCGGTTGCATCTGCGGAATCTGTGGCTCTGGCTGTTGAAACCTCTGCATTGGGTTGTACTGATATGCGGCATAGCTTGGGTTTGGGTTAAATGCCATATTCTGATTTTGCATCTGATACATTCTCTTCCTCCAATACTTCCTTGATTGCGTGTATCATTGCTGACTGATACACAAGCGGAACCTTTGAAACATCTTCTCTTGTTAAGATTTTTTCAAGAATTTCATCTGTAAATAACATTCCGCATCCCTCCTATGCTTATATTTTTGCATAAAAAAATACGGTTCTTCCGCAAAAAATAAGCAGAAAAACCGCATAAAAAAAAGAACGCCACAGCGTTCCAAGTTTACCATTTTCAGAAAAGAATCTAAAGCACTTGCGCAGACTCCTTTCTTTTGTGTTCAATTTTTGAGTACCATTTTGAGTACCAATTTTTTTAAGACGCCGCAAACACAGTGTTTATGCGACTTTTAAAACAGTCCGTACGGGAATCGAACCCTAGAGTAATTGCCTTGAAATGACTTAAAATAGCCATTCTTTCAATTTTTCTTTGAGTACCTTTGAGTACTAGGGACTCATAATGCTTCGATTAAGTCAAGTTCCTGTCTCTTTTCCTCAATTCCGGTACGATCAAAATAATAATGATCTTTTGTGCAACTAATGTCTGTATGCCCCATAGTATCAAGAATTGTGGACTCTTTCACTTTTCCGTCAAGAAGAATACTGCCGTATGTCTTTCGGATTTTGTGCGGAGATTTCACTTTCATTCGCAGTTCGTGTTCGCAGATATACCGCAAACGTTCACGAAAGTTGTAGGATTTCAACCGTTCTCCATCTCTCTCAAATAGATATTCCCCGAAGGGATTTCTCTTTCGTACTTCATCAAGAATCCATTTGTACTTATCCGGCAAGATAGCAAATCGCAATCCGGCTTCTGATTTCGGAAAATCTTTGACCTCATAATGGAAACCATCATCATCACGGTAACGTGTTTCTGTAGAATTGATTGCAACCGTGTAGTTTTCAACATCTTTCCGCTTTAATGCCGACAATTCCCCGACACGGACTCCTGTCTTAAACATAAATAGCAATCCAAGGTTTACGATATCTAAGTGATTTCTAAGGTACATCTCCATGCGTTCCTTTTCATCCGGCATATATACTTGGTCTTTTGCCTTTCGGACTACGTGCTTAAACGCTTTTGGCGATATATCCATGTCTTTCAGCGTGTATGTAATGGAAAACTTGACATACTTCTTCCGCTTGGCATATTTAAAGATTCCATAAATCAGCGTCCGGAAGTTTGAGAATGCCTTGGAAGTCATGTTGAAGTCATGGATGCTGTTTCGTATGAACGTTTCAAGATCACATTCGTCTACACTTTTGATTCTCTTATCCTTGATACCGTCAAAGTATCTTTGAAAATCCATTAAGTATCTGTCGTAGGTTGCCCTGCTGATTTCTTCAAGTTCCAGCTTTTGTGAAATCCAACGGTTGAAGATTTCCTCTATCGTAGGGTCATCCTCTCTCTCTTTCCAATAATCAATGATTTTCTGCTCGACTGCTTCTCTGCGCTTTGCCTTAATTTTACGTCTGCCTTTAACTTCGTCCGGCAGATATGAGTACCAGTTCTCATCCTTTCCTTGATAGATTTTATAAGGGTTTTTGTTGAGTAATTTTTCTCTCTTTTGCATAGTGACTTGTTTCTGCACAAGTGCTATGTCGAGAATACCACTATCAACGGCATATTTCAACAGTTCTTTTTCATCCAATCAAATACCCCCGTTCTTTCTATTTTATCTTTTATATCTCTCACTCTGTACTCTATCGTTCTTAGTGATAGATTTTCTTTTGTGGATATTTGCTTTTGTGAAAAACCACGGCAGAGAAGAGAGAAAATCCTCTCCTCTTCTTCCGTGAAATTGGCATTTTCTTTGATCTGTTCAAGCTCTGGCTTAATGAATTTTGTAAATTTCATAAGCCACTTCTCCTTATTTTATTGGTTGATATTTAAGTTTTTAAACATAGCGCACATAACATCTACAACAATACTGTTTCCAAATTGCTTATACAACTGCGTATTACTGTTGACTGCCGCCATTTTGTCAATATCTTCATCAGATACACCCATCAGCCGTCCACACTCTCTCGGTGTTAGCTTTCGTATTCTTCCGGCAACTTTTATAAGACAATCAGAACCATCTTTGCAATATCTGGCTGTTATTGTAGGTGATATGTCATCAACATCTTTAATAACTGCATGAAAACAATTTCCTTTCTCTTTCTGCTTTTTTGCGTGTTCCGCAAATCCTTTCAATGCATTATCACTTGCATAGAATTTGTTATCAACTACCTTTTCTTGATAATCACGTATTCTTTTTGTAAGTTGTATAGGCTGTGGAAAATTATAATTGCATTCATCCAGGAACGAAAACATAAAACATCTTTCACGCTTTTGTGCTACACCATAATTTTTAGCGTTTAAATCTTGATAGTAATTTGTGTAACCCAGACTTTCGAGAAAGTCTAGCCACTTTATAAAATCGGGCATATTATCCTGGCTATGTACTTGTGGAACGTTCTCCATGAACAAAATCTGTGGTAATTCTCCGTTACTATCTCTAATTTCTGTTAGTATTCTCTCAACTTCCCACAACAGACCGCTTCTCGTACCGCTTCCCTTAGACATTCCAGCTTGTTTCCCGGCAACTGATAAATCTGTGCAAGGAAACGAGTAAGTAAGTAGGTAAGTAAAGGTTTCTGTGCCGCAAATATTCAAATCTTCTGCATGAACCTTTGTTATGTCCATTGTGGGGAAATCCGTACCATGTACTGCGTTATAGCTTGCTATGGCATACTTATCAAACTCAACAACTCTGTAATGTTCAAACTTAGCACCTATTCTCTTTAGTGCCATTGCCTGACTTCCGTAGCCGGCGAAAAGTTCTATTAAACGAATAGGCTTTGTTATGCTAATTGGTTCTCTTGTGAAGTCAAATATGCTCATTTGATTATCACAAGAATAATTTTCAAAATTCATAAAATCTACCAAAAGGAAACCTCGGTTTTATGTGCGCACAACCTATTCCTTTCTTTGATTTTTATTTAGTTATCTTCTTTTCTCTTAAAACCCTCACAAGACACATCAAGCAAGCAACCGCTTTTTTCGGTTTCCATTCCTCCCCAATATGTCTTGTATCTGTAAGAGTTTTCGCATTTAAAGCAGAAATCCTTGCCATTGTTCAATTTGCAACTTGTCTTTTTATCTTCCAGCTTTTTCCCGATACTCTCGTTTATCCTTTTGAGTTCATCGACCTTTTTCTGCAATTCCTCAAAATCTTCAATGAGTTTGTTGTATTTCTTCTTACTTAAAATCTTCATTCTGAATCACCCTTTCTTTTTCTTCTTAGGCTTAAACTTAAAAACATCATTCTTCTGACGGCTTACCATGCTACGATAGCCGTTCATTTTACTAGCTCTGCTTTTACTCATACATCACACTCCTTTTGGTTTTTCACACCGCTCAAATTCGATCACCCATACCCACGGGTTTGCATCCCAACTGTAACGATCAAGATCGGATTTCTTTACGGTTGAATCCCAAAGGTCATGAAACATACCTTTTACGAACTCGTCTCCGACGTATTTTAAATGTTCTTCTTCAATTCCTTCTTTCACACACCCTTTTCCGTCAATATCCTGCAACCGCTCCACCCTCACATCCGTAACCCGGAGCCAGATACGTGCCGCTCCTTTCGGCATATGAATGGACGGACGGTATATCAGTTTTGATGATTCCTTAAATGTAGGCAAGTCTGCCAGCTTATCATCAGCCCTGTAAATATATGTTCCATCTTCATATCCTTCGCTCCATGTTTCTCTCACGTACAGTATATCGTCCGTGTGATATGGCGGATTCCATCGTTTGCTTAATTCCTCATCCTTTATATTTTCCGGAAGCTTATATTCTTCGCCCCAAAGTTTGTGTACTCCCCTGCTTGGATATGTCCATTTTCCTATACAATCCTTGTGGCCACCTGCATATGTATAACATAGCCCTGATTGTGGTTGTGGCTTTATCACACGTCTGGTGCAGGTCTTCCGTCCGTCCAAAATCGCCCGAACCATTTCGGAATTGAATAAAATCGGCTTAATTTCCATCTGCCACACCTCCTCTCAACATTTTCAAAAGCTGTTCATCATTCCTTTTGCACATCTTTGCTCTTTCACAAGGTTTTTCGCACTTAAAATAGTCACTCTTATATTTCTTGCAATCTGCCTTGTCGCAATGTTCACATGGCTTATTCATCCACTCCACCGCCTTTCACAATCTCGATTGCATTTTTGCTTACTATCAAGTTATGGTTCATCATCGTTCCGTCACCAATGTTCACATCTGCGTTAAAAGTCCATTCTTCCAACTGTTCCACAACCTTGTCCACATCGTAGGCGGTCGGCTGTGCATCTATCACGCTTGCCAATGTTGCCAAACTCACTCTCCTAAAATCATCATCAGATTTACTCGCATTCATGCAATATTCTTTTAGTGCGTCTGCATCAATCAGTCCCATCGTTTTTTATCTCCTCTTTTCAAATAATCAAAAATCTCATGTCCAATCATCGCTACAACTGACAGAATGCAAAAAAGTTTAACTCCAAATTCTGTCAGAATATCTAACCTAATGGCTATAAGTATTAGCAGAAAGAAATTTATGTACGATTGAAAAATCATTCTTCATCACTCCAATCCAACTTGCAACCGCACTTACTACAGTAATTTGGTGCATTGTTGTTATTCATTATTCCTATATCGTGACTGACTTTGATTGTGTTTCCACATTCACAATGGAATACAGAAAGAGTATCACTAAGGTTATGGTTAAATATAGGTTTCTTCGCCGTCTGCTTAACCGCCGCCGCCCCGCATTCCTCCAGTGTGCCGATTGCACGGTACTGTTGTACTTCTTCAAGTGCCTTGATTGCTACTCTAGTAGCTTTCGCAACCCTGCATCCCCCATATTCACAATTAAGCGGGCTGTCTGTGCCTTGTGCGCATTCATAACAACTGTCTTTCTTCAATATCTTAATTGCTTCACTCTCCGTCATATTATCCCTCGCTTTCCAATAACTCCGGATTGTCAAAGATGTTGCCGATAACTTCATATTCAGTATCATATTCAAGTCTGTGCTTATAATATTTTTCGTTAGGAATTGTATATATAATTTCAAAATCCCTAAATGTTATAAGCGTATTCACCTTGCTATTATTTATTTTTACAACATCATTCTCCCAAATCAGCTTGCCATTCTTGTCTTTCAGCCCTGTGCATTAGCAGATTGTATTAGTTAAAATAGTTACATTATGTGGGATTCCTTCCATTACATTCCACTCCAACCATTTTCCACTATCTTTTTCTTTGCCTTTGAATAAATATCTATCTTCCATGCTCTCTCCTTTCTAATTCCTCTAGAATTTTCTCAGCTTTAATAATGTGTTCGCAACATCTTTCATATAATAAATTCATTATCGAAAAATAAAATTTTATTACTGCAAGATGAAACTCAAATCTAACTTTATTCATTTTTACCCCTCTATTCCGCTTCTGATTGAAGCCAATCAAGTTTACATTTACTGCAATCATAATCATGCCAACCATGAACACACTCATCGTACGGGTCTTTCATGTATGGACAAGGCATCACCTCTGCTAACTCTCCATCTGACATATTCCTTATCCTGTCGGCATTGGTGTGTTTGCTATCACATCTGCAACAAGGCTCATTATCTATTGAATTGCTGTTGCGCTGGCAGTTACAAGTGTGTGCTTTTTCTTCTATGGCTAAGTCAAGATAATATTTCAAATCTTTTATCAAACTGATAGTTCCGTAGAGTTGTTTTTCTTCAAGCATTTCAACAACTTCCGATATTCTTCTATCAAAGTCTCGCTCGCTTACGCTTTTAAGAAATTTATCCATTCTCTCCACCTCTCATTTCTTTCAGCTTGGCTTCGGCTTCCTCTTTTGTAAGGAATACGGTTTTCCCAAAATCGCATTTTCTAAAATACGCTCCGATAAAGTGATTTGTTGCTTTTGCATAAATTCTATATTGCTCCCCGCATTCATAGAAAGTTACACTAGAAATAAAAGCTTCATACACTTCATCTTTCATATTTTCATCATATTCAATGCCATCAAACACATTAAACGGAGAAGTAACTACCCATACGGTATCTCCCACCTTGCACGGCAACCGCAGAAGCAATCCCTGCTCCTCGGCATCCTCATCGCGTTTCAGCTTTTCTCTTAAGTCTGCCATTGCCCACATATTACGGTAGAACATGGCAATCAGACCACGGACATCTGAAAATGGGTCTATTGTTAAATTGTCCAGTATTTCCTCGTCAAACTCTGTATCATCTACTGGCAACTCATCTTTTGTCAATGTGACCATGAGGTTTCTGGCGAAATCTCGTGCATCCATTTCCATCTCATAATCTCTATATCTGGCATTACCTTCGCTGTCTACATAGCAACTGTTATGTGCCTGCTCAACCATTGACATATCAGATACGCTTTTATTTGTCGTTAATCTCTCCATGACTATCCCTCACTTTCTGCCAGCTTTGCGAATTTCCAACTTGCAATATCTGATTCACCTTCTGCGCTCCATGATGTTGCTCCATGATACCAAGTGAACACCGTGCCGTTTTCATACATTGCAAAATATCCCCGATTCCACTCGCCGCTTTTTACGTCTTTCACAAGAATCGGCGTATCGACCGCTACCTTGCTCCAATCAACAGGCGGCTCAACATATTCTGAATCTAACCATTCCAGCATTTTATGTTTACATGAATAATTAGAAATATAGAATCCGCACTCTGAACATCTCATCTCTGCGCATGGAACAGGCTCGCCATCTTTGAGTGCAAGTTTACTTACTGTAATATCAATGATTTTATCCGCATATTTTTCTTTATTCGTCATATTAAACCTCCAAGTCACACACGAACTTAATCTCATTCGCCAAACTCTGCGCTATCATCGGCACAGTCAACTGAAACTGCTTGTAATTAGCCAATGTGTCGATGTAGTCAATAAACTTGTCCGTGAACTGCTGTAACTGCTTCACAGACAGCTTAAATTCCTTTTTCAGAATCGTAAGCGTGAGCGCGAAATAGTTAAACAATGACGCGCTGGAAAGTCTGTAGGCTTCACGCTCGATACAAAATCCTTTCTTGGCATATAAGACCATTAACTGCCGCTGCGGAATCTGTTCAACTTCTGTCTTGGTATCAATGTCGTATTTGTCTTTCAGGTAAACAGCCAAGTCCTTTCCGTTCTTCCCGCCGCATGATGCTTCATCCAAGTAAGATTTCAAAAAATCCTGTAACCGGATGATTCTTGTCTGTCCGAATCCGAATTTGTCATGCAGAATTATGTACCCAATCACGACAAAATCTTTGTACGATTTTGATATAACCTTATCAGCATTTCTCTTTTCAAAATCATTTCGCCCGATAATCCGCATTTCCTGTTTTGTGTAAAATGTCGGCTTTTTCTTCCGTCTCAACGCATTGCTCATTTCTTTGATTTCTCCTTTCTGTATGTGATTTCCAACCATGCAAAATGACTCAATACAAGCTGTCTTGCACGCTCTTCAATCTCCATGCCTTTGTATTTGTCTATCAATGATTCTCCGGATTTTACAACTTCATCCCACCAAGAATCAGCGTTGTCTGGTGAATAGTATTTCTGAATGAATTGCCAATAATCCATAAATACTTGCCATTCTTCCGAACCCTTTTCAATCTTTGCACTTGCCATAGCCACTACCTCTAAAACGGACAATCGCCATTGTATGGCTTAAATCCGTCCCCACGTTCTTTATTTTTGATTTCCGCAACAACATCATCAAGTGGTTTTTCGATTTCAACGAATTTCATATTTTCGCCGATAAACTGTAATGCTTCTTTCATAAGTTCGCCCTGCCGTTGCTTTGCAACTTTCAACCCTTTATATTCTCCGCTTTCATCCAGATTCCATAAAAAGAAAATATTCGATGCGTCCTGCTCAATATCTCCGGATTCTCTCAACTCTGACATTGTAGGCTCTTTGGTATCTCTTCCCTCTGAAACTCTGTTCAACTGCGAAAGTGCGATAACCGGAACATTTAGCTCCATTGCAAGTGCCTTTAATGCTTTTGAAATATCTCCGACTTCTGATGATCTGTTGCTATACTTTCGCTCTGCTTTAATCAACTGCAAGTAATCAATCATGATTACATCAAACTGCCGGTAGCGACTCTCTGCCTTGATTTCTCCTACGGATTTTGAACCTGTGGAAATAATCACATCATAATCACACATTTCATCGTTTGCCTTGTCGAATTTTTCTTTTTCATCTCCAAGGAACGCTTTTGCCCTCCGGACGCGCGTTAGGCTTATTTCAGACAACCTTGAAACGAAACGTTCGTAAACCTGTCCTTCTTTCATCTCGAGGTTGAAATATCCAACTTGTAGTCCTTTTTCTGCCATTTGTCCGATCATCTGCGTTACAAATGCGGATTTTCCAATTCCCGGTCTTGCACCGACAACAGTCACGTCTCCGCCCTCTAAACTTCCGATACAATCATCCAATTGATCGAACCCTGTTTTTACGCCGCCCTCTCCAACGTGTTCGTTGAAATATTTTTCCTTGTTTTCCTCAACGATCTGCTTCAACGATTTTGACCGAACTTTCATGTTTTTCTGCAATTCTTCCAACCTTGAAATGCTTTCAGAAATAGTCTTGTCAATGTCTCCCGGCCTCAATGAAACTCTCTGATAAAGACTTTTGACCTCTCTTGCCTTGAAATCATTCATCACGACTTTGGCATAAGCAGGAGCCTCAACCGATGTCGGAGAAGATTGTAAACAAGACATAACGACTCGTTTATATTCATCCTCGCTGTACTTTGGATTCGTCAATGACTGCGCAAGGGAAAGAACCGTTATTTCTTCGCAATTATCTCTCATTGCAAGCATTTTTATGAAAATGTCCTGTCCCATATCATCGGAGAACATATATGGCTTAATGTCCGGAATCCTGTCGAGAGAATCAGAAGATATAAGCACGCATCCGATAAGCCCCTGTTCTGCTTCTGTCAACTGTCATCACCTCGTTTCTCCGCAATCTGCAACCAATAATCGCAATCATTTTTCAGCCAATCAACATATTTTGGAATGTAACGAAAATCCTTATCGTCTGGATTCTTTTCTTGATAGTCACTCAAATATGCTTCTGTGGCTTTGTATAACAGCCGTGCAATGTCCGGTTGGTTCTCTTCGATAACTTCTAGCACTTTATCCATCCAAGCTGTTTTAGAGGTACTGTACGCTGTTTTCTTGGGGTATATACTAAAAGTCTTTTTCCAAGCATCGTCAAAATCAAACAAATCTCCGGAATCGGTCGACAGCGAATTTTCTTTTATATTTTCTTTCTCTTTATCTTCTTCTTTTTCTTCTTCTTTATCTGAAACAGCGACGTCAGACGATTTATAGGGCGATTTTTGCTCAATTAGGTTCTTCTGTTTCTTTCTCCGGTTCTGCTGATATAGCCTGTCACGTTCCTTTTTCTTCTCATAAGCGTCAAGTGTTTGGTGCTTGTTCCAATTCGGAATCGTTATCACGTTGTCAACAACTTCAATCATTCCAAACTCTTCAAAGGTCTTAAGCGCAAGCCTTACCGTGTTCAAATCTCTGCGAAAAATGGTGGCAAGCATTTCATCCGTGAACGGTAATTTGTTGCTCATCATAAACACACCGTTGTTATTCTGTTTTCCGGCAAGAATGAGAAGTTTGAACCAAATCGTAATGATGCTATCCGCACTTGGCATACTCTCAATCAGCAGAATCTTTTCATCATCAAAGACATCTGTTGTGATTTTAATCCACTTGACTTCTGCCATTTAATCACTCTCCTCATATGTATCTTCAGAAATCAAAGCCATAAACTTCTCATACTGTTTTTCAGAAACTTTGTTACCCTGTTTCTCCGGCTTCAATCGGATTTCAAGGTGCTTTTCAGCAATATGCGATAATTCCTTAGCAAGAGTCTTTTTGCCTTGTTGTACGCCCCGCATATAACCTTTGACCACTTTTCTTTCTCCGATTGAACCACTTGCGCGATTTTCTCCTTGACCGCCCAAACTGACATTACGCAATTGATAGCCTTTATCTGCATATAACTTGATGTAATATTTCTCCTTTTTATCAAGCTGGCTCTCTGAGAAATTCAGAAATTCAACTCGCCAACCATAAGGATTGTCGCTCTCGTTGTACAACTTATGCTTCCGTAAACTAAGGTCTATGTGTTGTTCATAGCCTGTAAGGTGGCTACACAATCTGCTGATTATATGCAGTGCCTGCCCGATATACGCATACCGGAAACCATTTTCATCCTCACGAAGTAAGAAGTATATTCCGCTTTCATCATTCAGTTTCGGATTCAACGCAAGCCACTTCTGTTTATTTTTGGCTTCGATGGCTTTTGCCTGTCTAAATTTCTTATAATCCACCCCAATCACTTCCTCTCCAATGGCTTCATGCTCATTTGAGCCACGAACTTTCCGTAACTCATACCGGAAGCTCGTGCCATGTGATTCACAGCCTTGATTGCATCGTCCTTTTCCTTTGGTTTTTTCAAGCGTTCTTTAACTTCATTGCCGATGCAGTCTTGGCAATCAACTTTGCGTTCATCTATCGTCATAAACAGCCTGCCACATTTCGGGCATATTCTTGTATACACAATTCTTCCAGCCTTTTTAAAATTTTTAAACTGTGCGTATCTTTTTGCGCATTTTGGTCTACAGTATTTTTGATCTGGTCGCTTCGGCTCAAATTCAGCCATACAGTATTCACATATTTTCAATTTTTACCTCCAATCTTTTGTAAGGGCGGTGCGGTAAACGCACCGCCAAAACATGGCTTTCAATAAGGTTTGTGATAACTATTCGCCAAACAAGATAGTTTCTTTTAGGCTTTCGCCAAGGTGTTTCAACCTATTTTAAATTTTCAAGATATGCAATGCGTTCCTGTGTAATATCAAGTTGTGCCTTTGCAAGTTTTTCTTCCTTTCTTTCTCCCGAAATAAATTTTTCAATTGCCGCATTCCTGTTTTCTTCCAAAAAAATTATCGTGTTTCCTGACCATCCGCAAATGCTACCAATAGACTCTTTTCTGATTCTGCTTCCTTTGTAAAATCCGCCAATTGCATCCTCCAATGTCACATAAGTTTTGGCACATTCTTTTGCTTCGGCAACCTGTTCTTCGAGTTTTCCGCTTCGAAAACTGTAAATATATAATTTCATGTTTCCTCCATTCTTTCAGAACGGACAAAGGTTCATATCAACCTCTAGCCCTTTTTCTGCAACATAAACATTTGCTCCATATTTAATTGTCTCTTTCGTTTTCTTTAGGAATAACGCGGGATCTCCGCTTGTATCCGATAAGTGTATTAAAACGACATTTCGTAAAGCTGGGTTGTCGTTCGTCTGAATAAATTTAAGTGCCGTATCAAGGCTCATATGGCCTCGTAGGCGGTGTTCATAGTTAGGCTCATTCCGGTCTACCAAGTCCATGCTATAATTGGCTTCAACCATGATATGCTCAACCTTTATGCCGGAAAAGTCATATTTGCAATATTCCAAGTCGGTCAAGAATAACAGTTTACCCATTTCCTCATGCTCGATTAAATAACCGTAGCACTCGATTTCTGTATCATGCGGTACATTGAAGGGTGTTACCGTAAAACTGCCGATTTGCCGTGCTCTGCGTGGTGGAATGGCTATTGTACGCTCTCCTGTAATGATTTCAAGTGCGGTCTGTGTCTCAAATGCCGTATAAACCGGAATGCCGGATTTCATGAAATCTTTTATGTATCGTGCATGGTCTCCATGTTCGTGGCTCACAATGCATCCGGAAACATTTGCTATTTTCCAATCAATCATTTTCTTAAAATCAAGAAATTTGCATCCGGCTTCAATGGCAAGGATTTCGCCACTGTCTGAAATCAAGGCGTATGAGTTTCCGGAACTGCTTGAACCCAAAACTCTAAGTTTCAATCTTTTGTCGCCTCGCTTTCTCCATATCTCAAATAGCCGCTCCAGCCATTTGCTCCGCCGCAATTTTGCATACACCATTCATTAGAATCATTGATGTGTTCACATCGTCCACAATTCGGTACTTCATCGTCTGCGGTGTATCTTGTTAAATTATCCATACCCTACTCCAATTCTTCCTCTGTAGGAAACTGAAAATATTCTGATGTAGCTTTCTTAAACATTTCTTTGCTTAACGCTTGGGAAAATTCCGTGAAGTGTTCTGAATTGGCAGTATGATAATAAAATTCATTATTTTCATACGCAATCCTAAGCATTTCCATTGCTTTCTTTGCTTTTTCTTCGGAACCATATTCAGCCATTCTTATTGTCGAAAAAGAGTTGCAGCAATAAATAGCCGCATTTACAACATCTTCATATTTCCCGACTACCATATTTAAAGAACTGACTTCATATGGTACATCCATTGTTCCGTCCTGTGATATAACTCTCATAGCAAACCTCCTTATCTAAAAAACAGAAACCAAATAAGTGCCACGAATGAATCAGCAATCGCAAGAAGAAATACAATGACAAGCACCCATCTTCCGAATGTCATTTTAATTTTCTTGCTAACGGCAGCCGCAACTTTTTCTTCTAATGTGGTATTCGCCCCGACAAAAAATCTCACAATCAAAAATGCTACCCACAACAGAACTGCTAATTTTACAAAAATCATTCTTCATATCCTCCTAATCCTTCATAAAGTCCGGTACGTTCTCGTCATTCTCTGCCGATTCAACAACTTCCGCTTCGACTGCTGCGCTTTCAACTTCTTTTGCTTCCGCATCTACAACAAAATCCTCTGAATTGGCGTTCTCGGCAATTTCTTCCTGCGTCTGCTGATAAGTTTCATCCATCTGCATAAGTGACTGTGTAGCCATAGCGTTAAGGTCTTTCGGATGCTTCTTGATTGCATTATTACGCATCTTGCGAATAATCATAGCTTCGGAAGTTTCTCTCCACGCCGCGCTCATATAAGGTCTTGCCACTTCACAAGCAAGCATTTCTTCCAATGTCTTGCATCCGAGAAGTGCACTGATAATCTCGTCCTTTTTAGCCTTAATTTCAGCCTTTTGCTTGTCGGTTGCCTTGCGCTTATTCTCGCAAATTCCAAACGTTTCATTCAAAAGATTGTTGCGCACATGAGCCAAAAGGTTTCCTTTCACGCCTTCACGTTCCGCAATCATGTATTCAATCTTTCCACCGTCCATCTCGACTGGATAAACTACACGGATTACTTTCTGCGACAATCCTTTTTCTTCCCACTCCGGCGGCGTAACTTCAACACCTCTGTGCTTCGGATATGTAAATTCATCCCCTTCTTTCACAAGCCATACCGGATAGACCTTTTTAACACCAACACCGAAATTACGGAGAAGTGCATCGTTTCCGTCTCCCTCAATACCCATTTCAACCTCTTTATACCAATTTCCATTGGCATCCTGCTTATTTCTCAACTGGAAATAACACTCTCTTGGCACGGCATTTGCATTAAGTTTAAGGCTGGAAACCTGCCCGATAACCTGTCTCAAATTAGAACCATTCAGATTTTCCATAGCCGCCTTATTCGATGTAACAAGGTTGTAAATGGCACTCATAGATGCCATAACGCACTGTTTGGAATAATCATCAAAGGCAAGACCATGTTCTGCGAAATCACGCTCCATAAGTCCGGTATACTGATTTGCATAAAATGAAAGTCTTGTATTCATTCCCTGCTTAACTGCAACTTCCTGTTTTTTTGTTTCTGCCATAACTATTTTTCCTCGCTTTCCATGATGATTTTTAATTTGTTTTCTGCTATTTCAAACTTTTCTTTTGCCGATTCAAGTTCCTTTTCTGCGACTTCTCTAAACTTTTCTTTTGCATAATCGTAATTCGGCTTTGTAAGGAAAATATTTTCATAATAGCCAGTAATTTTCCCTTCGTCCTCTTTTCTAACAAAGCTCATGCAATTTGGAAAACCTCTTTTCTTATCAACTGGATAATATGTCTTTGGTTTTTCAATCACTTCCACTTCTGTGACGGAGATTCCGTCCGAATTAAGTCCATAAAAATAAAGTTTCACTGCTTTTCCTCGCTTTCCTCATATTTCTTCACAACCGCCACCTTATCAGCACCGTAGGTTTCCACCCATGCCATATCCACTGATTCATCTGTAACTGTCAGCTTTGCACCTTTGGCATTTACAACCGTATCACCGGCTTTTACGGAATCCTCGGTGCGATACACGTAGCTTCTTGTACTGTTTGGAAATTTCGCTTTGATATACTGCATTTATCATTCCTCCTCAATTTTCAAACCAAATGGAACATTTCCATTAACAATAGATTTCCAATGTGCAATAACATTTGGATTAGCACTTGGATTGCATGGTTCCGTTGGAGCAAACATAAATCCGCTCTCCTGTTTCTTATTTTCCTCATCCCATTCTTCCATAGTTCCAAACCCAAGATGCTCATAGAATTTTGGATTGTCCTCATATGTCGGGTATTCCGGATGCTGTTTCTGCCATTCCACAACGTCTACTTTAAACTTCTCCATATCAATAACCCATTTATCATGAGCAACCTTCCATTTTTCCACATCATCGTTATTCTGGTTAATTTTGTTTTGAGCTTCTTTCTTGACAGATTCCCAAATTTTACTACTTATAGATATAAAAGAAGCTTTATACTGCGGATAAAGAAGTTTGTCATAATCAAGAATTTTCAACCCTGTCTTATTGTTCTGAAAGTTCCATTCTCTAATAACCTGCCACATAATGCATCCGGCTTGAAATCCGGTAATTCCGCCGGTCGGAGAATTGTCAACCGCACACATGGCTGCTATTCCTGCTGCTGCAACTGCGTGGCAAATAGTTCCATAATCATGCGAATAATCTTCTGTTAAATGCCTTACAAATTCCGGAAGTGTTTCCACAGTCTGTTTTTTCGCTTCTTTGTACCATTCATTCTGGATTTTCATTTCCTCTGTAATCTGCTGTTTCATCTTCTAAACCCTCTCTTTCCTTTATTCTTCGCGTCTTTTTCACAATACGGAAGAGAACAATGTCCGGATTCCGCAAAATCAAAGAATCCTCTCTTAGTTGCACTCTTCCAACGCTTGCATGACATACACCGTGCATCCGGCTGTGTGATGTTGTTTCCGATTCCTATTCTCGACATTCAATATCCCCGCTTTCTTAGTGAAAATCCGCTTCCGGTTCTTTTTCCGGTTGAATATAACTGTCATCATATTCCTTATCAATAACGATAGCCGTTCCAGCTCTGGATAATCTCAAGAGTAGCACCTCAAATTCACTCAAGTTTCTAAGTGACGAAATCGTCAAATCCTTATAGGAAGAAAGTGTATATGGTTCTTCTTTTCCGTTGCCCCATATCCGCTTTGACACAGGAATTTCAACATTCAGTTTTTCATCATGCTCATTTTCAAATGTGATAACTGCTCTTTGCACACTGCTCCATGATGGCTTATCTTCCAGCTCAAACCGCATTTCACATTCCACGGATTGATAAGAAACGCCATCATCGTAATCAATGTCTAAATCTTCTGTGTCAATATCCCTTTCGCATTGTTTAATCCATGCCTTGAACAAATCCGTAAGTTTGATTTCTTTCTGCTCCGGCTCCACCATAAGGTCTTTAAAATTCTCCAGAATCTTTTTATTTCCAATACAGAAATCCGAATTAACAATCTCTGTTAAAACAGAATCAAGTTTGGGAAGATACTCTGAAAAATCATAACTCTCAATGTATGGAACCATGACTTCTTTTACCTTTTCCTCAATGGCATGCTTTGCATCTCCCCAACGAAAAGCATCTTCGATTGCTCCCACCAATGCATTCATAAATTTTTCTTTGACAATTTCACTTACTTCATCCGAAGATAAACTTTCCGATGCTATTTTCAATAATTCTTCTTTCATTTACACACCCTCCACTTTCAACTGCTTATCCTCTGATACTGTCAGAAGAATTAACTGTGTATCAACAGCCGGTACATATTCATCATTGATACTTTCTGCACCATCAAGGAAAATCGGAACATACATATTAAAGAACTTCTGAAAACTGTTGCAAATATCAATCTTCGCTTCAATTTCCCTGCCAGTGTTAGTCGTGTCACCGAACACCTTGTAAATGCCAGCTTCTTCATCAAGCACCGTAGGAATACAAACTTCCTTATATTCTCCGTTTTTCTGGAAATCGAACAACTTCCAACGCACAATACCGAAATGCTGATTGATTTCTTCAACAAGTAACTCATTCTTTCGTTTTGAAACTTCTTTGAGCTGATAAAGAATCCTCTCGGCATCTGCCTTTGCTTGTCCATACTCGCTCTGTTTATGTTGCATATCTGCAATCTGTTCATCAATGCGAACATTGTTTTCAGACTGTGCGATAATCTTATTCACTTCGTCAAGCTGACTCTTCAATTTTGCTTTATCTGCTTTTGCGTAATCAGCCACCTTATCTTTGCCCTTGGATTCTAACTCTGCAATATCAGCAAGCAATTTATCCTGTCCAGCCTTTAACTTGGCATATTCCGCGTTCTGCATATAATCAGCGGAATCCGGAATCTTAGAAATCTGTTCATCAAATCCTTTGATAATATCAATTTCTTCCGCTTCATTAAGTTTCAAGGTGTTAATTGTGTTTTCCAATTCCTTGTTATTCTCGGTCAGTTTCTTAATCATTTCAGCACACGCATTTCCATCATCAACAATCATAGCAAGTGTTTTCGCGTGTTCTTCATTAAATATTTCGATTGCATCCGCCTTTCTCTGCGAAAAATAGGCTCTTAAAGACTCTATTTTATCTTCCGGCAATCTTTGTCCACATAACGAGCAAACCGTTGTGGATTCGTCAAATACCCACTTGGAATCGTCAAACTTCTTTTCCTTTTCCTCTTTGTACCTTTTCGCAAGTTCAGCTTTCTTAAGAGTCTGTTCAGAAATTGATTTCTTATTGCTTTCAATGGAATCCTGCGCTTTTTTGATTGATGAACGAACATCCTGCAACTTCCGTTCGTGGTCGTATTTATGATTTTCGATCTCACGTTTCTTACTTGAAAGTTCGTTATTCATGGTCTGCGCGATAGCTGACATTTCAAACTGACAATGCATTTCTTCGCTGCGCATTTCATCAATCCGCACATCAGATTTCGCCATTAAATCTTCAAGGGCTTCAATCTTTCTCTCTAAATCGGCTTTTAACAACTCCTGCTCTGCCACATCTACATCAACTTTTGCTTTCTCCAGACCGATAATCTGATTAGGAATCGCATCTAACTGTTCAACTGCTTTCTTCTTGGAAGCGTTATTCATGGCTTCAATTTCCTCGAATTTATAAGATTCAAGTAGTTTTGCAACATCGGCAGTTTCTTTATCCATTTGTGCAATCTCTAAATCTGTTTTTTCGCTTGCCATAGTGAATAAATATTTGCGCATTTCATCCTGTTTTTTCTTTAACGACAAATCCTTAGTGAACACATTCGGGTGCGAACAAATGAGGAATTTATCAAACTCAAACCCTAATTCTTCCAGATATGCCTTAAAATCACGTTCTGTCTTAGGCACAGAATTAATCTCATATGTATTTGTGATTGTAATTTTCGAAACTCCATTTTTATCCGGCTTTCCGACTTTTCGCTTCTGCATCTTGGAAAGAGTGATTTCTTTTCCACTTACATCAACATCTGCAGTAACGGTCGGAATGCAATCTTCTACATTGTCCGGTCTAATGTTTGGATTGCTGACAAGCTCATAGTTCTTATCAGACATCAGCCAGTACCATGCCGCCCCGATTGTGGTCTTTCCTCTCCGGTTCATGCCGGAAACCCTTGTTGTCTTTCCGAATTCGTATGTCTTATCCTTTACACCTTTGAAATTTTCAATATGTAACGATTTTAAAATCATTCGCATTATTACACCCCCACGATTCCTTTTATTGACAACTCATATGTAACTTTTTCCACAACACGACCATCTTTACACGTTTTCTTGTATCTCCGGCTCTGTAATCTGCCGTATGTGCTCACCCTATCGCCTAAAGCAAGTGAGTCCGTATACTCTGCGCACTTTCCCCATGCAATACAGGTAATCAAATCCTCTTTTCCATTCTCTCTTAAAGTTTTGAGTTTCACATCACAGATTTTACGACCAAGTGGTGTTTCTCTAAGGTGCTTTTCCTCGATGATTCCATCAAGACTTACTTCATTCAAAGGGCTATCATCCTCTGGTTTTGTGATCGCATCAGCCATAACATACATAAGAATGGCTTCTCCGGATCCTGTTCTCACGCGCCTAGTAATTATCTTCCCATTGACACATACTGTTCCGCTAATTTCTGTATCACAGATTTTTTCATCAAACAGTACCGGAAGTATATCTGCAACACCGCTTCTTCTTTCAACTCCGATGAAAAATTTATAAAATTTCTTACCGTTCGATTTATGGCTTTCCCTTGGTGCTGATACAACATCACCGATCAACGTTATTTTGTTCTCCATTGCTTCTCCTTCCCATTTCTCTGTCAAGAACCTTTTCAAAATTATCTTTATCATTCTGTTTCTTTCGTTTCCCTGCCAAAAGTTCAGCAAGCATACGCTTTTCTTTCGTGGAACATCTCGTGCCACTTATATACACAACGCCTACCATGCATCCTCTCTCATTCTGCGTTTTCTCTTAATTCGCTTGTCAAGTTCAGCTCTCTTTCGGTCTACTTCCGACCAGTAATACATGATTGCCGCAATTACCGCACCGGCTACAAATTTAATAGCCGCTATATTCCCTACCGCGCCCTCACTATCCATATAGCACGCGGCAACTAAGGAATACTCCATTGCAACCGCACCTATAATGAATTGGATTACTTTTTTCATTCATGCCCCTTTCTGCCACTTTATAATTTAGTACAAGTCAGAAACAAACGTTCCGAGTAACGGACATACAACAACATCTATAAAGCGCACAGAACCATCTTCCATGGAATATGTAAAAGCCATTGCGGGTGTGTAAGTCGAATCTCCTGTCTGTATCTGCGCATCTCTTACAGAAACTCCATATGTTGTTTCCTCGTCAACGAAAATGCTTGAAAAACTTTCCGCAGAGTCTACCTTTGCCAAATAGTTGTCACCGCTACGAATTACCCTTGAATTAACTTTCTGAAATTCAAAATTGCTCATTTTAATTCTCCTTTCCATTATGTGTTTCGTTTTCCTCGCCCTGCTCACTATGTTTTGAAGCAGAACTCTCTACCATTCCAAGAACATATCCTTTCTGAAAATCTGTCATATTCGGAATGGCATCACGAAGTTTTTCAACAACGCGCTTTTCTTTTTCGCTCATACAACCACTTCCTTTCATGCGCAATATCTGATTTCGTACTCTGCTACGATTTTCGAAAAGATTTCACGCAATTTCTTATCATCCTCAATAATGTCCATTTTGTTCAATGCACTGATTTCTGTTTTCGTGCATCCGCTTTCTGCCATGCGCTCGCGTCTGTTTCTGATTCTTCTACTCAAGTCGCATCCGGCACGGTGTTCCAGCTCTGAATACATTTCAGTCCTCAATACATTGAATTGACAATCTGCATTTCTCTGAATCCGATTAAATTTTGCATTGATTTCATTTCTCCAATTATCAAATACCGGTTTCACCGCTTCTTTGATATGTTCAGTTGTCTCAATGGCTTTCTGTGCTGTGTCCTGTGCTTTGGCAATCTGTCTGTCTCTCTCCTTGTCAGCAAGTTCTTTTTGAACCATTTGATTAAGAAGTCCTTGCAATGCTTGCAATTCCGGAGATAACTGATCGTTGACACTTTGATGTACATTAAAATAGGAAGAAACTAATTTTCTTTGCACTTCCCATGCCAAATCATCCGTAAATGACTTGACCAACATCAAATAGCCCTGTTCGGTAATGAGTGCTGTTCCTCTTGGACTCACGGTATCAATTCCTACTGGACGAAATCCGTCCAATTCAGTATTTTCAAGGTCTGACGGTTTCAAAACGAAATAATCTTCTCCCTCAACAAAATGTTTCTTGTTTTCAGCGAATCTGTGTCTTGCTGTTCCGTCTGGTCTTTCATGTACCATGTCAATGTCCTTAAATGTGACCACTCTTTTGCCTTTGTACTCTTTGATGGAAATATCCGCATTTCCAATGCGTACTAAATTATCCATATTTTCGCTTCCTTTCTGTGATATAATATTTTCAAAAACGGAGGAATTAACATGCTTCTAAAAATTGAAAGAATAATATTAAAGAAAATATCTAAAACAAATTTTTCAATCGAACTTTCCGAAATAGGTAAATTCGATGAAGAAGATGTATATCAAGCGTTTTTGGATTTGCAGGATAAAGGATATGTAACAAAAGTAAGTACATCTGCGGATAGATCAAATTTTAGCTTTATAGTTTCTCCAAAAGGAAGATTTTATAAAGAATACTTTTTCCTTTCATTTTTGAGAAATATCCTTATCCCATTTGTCGTTGCCATAATCACGGCAACCGCCACATATCATTTAGAAAAAGTAGCAGATAGCTATTCCGACAGCAGCTCCAGCCAATGCACTTATGAATTGGACTCCGCCAATAATGAACGGCTCAAACTTATCAAGTAAGTCTCGCTTTTGTCTGAACGTCATTTTCTTCATGTTCTCACCTCTTTCCTGTTCATTTGATGTACATACAATAGCACATTAAATATACATTGTCAATAGTTTTTGTTGACTTAATGAACATTTAATGTTAATATAATTGTGAAAGGAGGGTAAAGGATGAATGAGAGAATAAAGCAAGTTCGGTTATCGACAAAATTAAGTCAAACCGAATTTGCAGAAAAAATTTTAGTCTCACGATCTGCTGTATGCAAAATGGAAAGCGGAGAAAATTCTCCATCAGAACAAACTGTTAAATTGATTTGTCAAGAGTTTAATGTCAATGAAGATTGGCTTCGCACCGGAAACGGAGAAATGTTTGTTGAGTTATCAAAAGACGAACAGATTTCAGCAATGCTTGGAGAAATCCAAAGATTAGGTGATGAAAACTTTAAGTATCGACTTGTTTCTGCACTGTGCAAATTAAGCGAAAGCGATTGGACAGCCTTAGAAAATTTAGTAGATATGATTTCAGACAAAAAGTAAAAAAGAGCCAAGGGCAATGCGCAGACCCTTGGCTCTTTTCCTATTTTAATAAGTTACTTATGTATGCATATATGGTTTTTAACCAATGCAAATTTTCGCATTTTTCAATAAGTTTAATGATTTCATTTTTGTAGTACTCTTTTCCCAACCTAAAACCCCCAATCATGTGCCCTATGTAGCGATACAGATATTATAGAACGTGTGTTCGGCATAGTCAATCCCCAATTATGGGCGGAGCCATGCCAAACCCCACCCATGCCAGAACTTGAAGTGTCCTTTCGGACAAGTCCATAGTATCACTGCAATATGCATGATTTCAACATTTTTCGGTCGCAAGTTTCGACAGAAAATGTCATTGCAGAGAAGCGGAAAGCTGTTTCTCAATCTCTTCTTGCACTTTTGCGCGCCAACGCATCGGCACTTCATCAATGGTCATTTTCTTTTCTACAAGAATACGTCTCACGTAGAATTTAACCATATCCTACACCTCACTTTCTGCGGTAATGCTTGCCAATTCTTCGATTGCTTCTGCGTTTGCTTCGTGTCCTGCTTTAAGCTCATCAATTGCCTTTTCCATTTCAGTCTTTGTTCTAAGTCTTACTGTTACTGCGTATGTACCATCCTCTGCGCCATCCTCTCCCACGTTCGGCATATACGTAAACCCATCGGATTTCAGATCGGTGTACTTTCCGGATGTTTCGCCATTATGTGTAAATGTCACTTTCTGCAGGTTGTCCGCAGAAAATGCATCCGTGATGGTCTTGACGGCTTCGAAATTTTCTGCCTTGATCTGGATGTTGCCAAGGCTTGCACCATCGGCAATCTCGAACTCTGTTTTGTTTTTCAAAATTATTTTATCCATGTTTTTAATTCCTTTCTATAATAAAAATGGTTTATAAGTTACGTTCGAATATTTGTTCGATATATTTTCTTAAACGGCAGTTTAAAAATTAAAGATGTTCCGTGGACACCATATTGCCCAAGAACCGATTTTGCTGACAAGGTAAAATTCGAAGAGGAAAACGCAATGCAATATGGATCTTTAATGATTTGCTCTATACGCATTGAATTATTAGAAAATACTCCTGGTGGATATGTGCAGATTGTGAATTTACCCAAAAAAATGTTTCGTGGCATTAACCAAACAAACATGAATGGGAAAACAGGTCAATGGTATTTATATATTGGTGATAACACAAATAGTAGTAGTATGGTATTACGAGATTTATTTGAATCTGGTAATTATTATTTTAGTTTCATATATTTAACAGCAGAATAAAATTAAACATCTTTTGTATCTGTTATAGTAACGTTACTTATTTTAAGCTTTTTATTACCAGAAGAATCTGCGTATGCAGATATAATTTTTACTTCACCACTCCAATGATTTACTGCAAGTAAACAACCACTAACTCGATCTTGCGCAAAAGCCATTATAAGCCAATTACCACTTGTATTAAAGAATTTACATTTTGCATCAAAAATTTGCATATATGATAAACCTGTGTTCATATTTGCGTTTATATAATTTTTTATATCAGATAATGTCGTTGTATCGGTTGTGACAAGTGTAGGAACAGCAAGTCTATTATTTAAACTGCCGTTTATTTCAGTAATTTTATCGTCCAGTGCCTTTCCCTGCCGGGCATCCAAACCAAATCCGGCTTCTGTGGTTGTAAGGTCGTTGATTAAGTTCGCCGCTGGAAATGCACCGTTAATTTTATCTTTTAATATATCAGACAACTTTATAACATTGTTGACCTGATCCATTGTAAGCGTTGCGCCATCAATGTTAACTTTAAGCGTTCCATCTTCTGCAATCGAAAGTCCGTCTGTCGGTTTCACAATCCCGGCATCCTCTTTCGTTGCGATTGCACCAGCACCGCCCACGATAGACTTAGACCAATACTCTGTATTGCTCGTTGCCGTTCCTGCTGGAACTTCCTTTTTTGCGAAATAAAGCGTATTGTTATAAGTCACTGCATCCAATCTCTTATATGCAGCATCTGCGCTCCAATCGCCTTTTGGCACAATTGCCACTCTTCCTGCTATAGCCATTCTAAGCCACCTCCCAATTCAAATTCCCGTTATTATCAACGGTAAAGTTATATGCCGCATTGTCCGTGTAAATCAACTCCCCATCCTCATTCACATCAAATTCTGTTATTGTGAGTTTCTTGTTAATCTCGTCTTCGATTCCCTGTACCCGGTCTGCGCTGTCCTTTGCGTCTGTGGCAGATTTTGCCGCGTTGGTTTCGGACACCCCTGCGCTTTTGGCAGATGCTACCGCCTTGGCAGATTCCACTTTAATATCTGCAAGATAATCTGGGCGCAGATGCTTTTCTTGGATACTTCCCTCTTTCACGATTGCGGACACCTTACCGTCACTGCTAATTTCAAATGCAATGGTATTGCTATCTATAAATTCATACTGCGTGATCAGAGCGGACAAATCAACATTCTGCGTTGTGCCATCGTCCAGCGTGATAATCAACTGCTGCGACTGCGGATCATATGTAAAGTTTACGGCCAGCTTTTCCAACTTAGTATCAATGACTGCTTTGGAACCGTTCATTTTCACAACAGTGATCGTTCCCTTTGATTCATCCCACAGAATTTCTTTTACAAGCTCATTTGCCTTTGCCAAATCAACCTTAGACGCATCCATAGCAACCACACGATCATCCAGATTGTCAACTGCCAAGTCCATCTTGTTAAGATTAGATTCATTTACCGCTGTTTTTTCGCTGGGAAGATTCTCCCAATTGATGCGGCTATATATTTTCTGCATGGCTCACACTCCTTTCTAACACGGATAGTCTGCGTTCAAAATCGTTACACCTGTTCTGCAATTTCTGTATCATGGCAGTGTTAAGCGCAATAAACTCTTGGTAGCACAGCGTATACATATCATTTGTGCCACCATTCTGCTCTAAGAAATTTTTCCATTCCTCATTAGATTCAAAATCTTTTTCGGAGAATACCGCATGTTCCAGTCCGTAAAACTCATTTTCAGATATGTCACAATCCGTCATTGCCTGTTCGACATCCTGTGCAACAAATCCAATGTGCATTTTCTTATCATTCTCTATGAGCCGATATTCCATAGGTTGCAGTAACTCGAAAAATCTTTCAAACCGATCGTCCTCTAACAGCTTTCGAAAATCTTTTTTCTTTCTGCGGTCAGACGTTGTTTTCCAACCACCGGAAGAATACCCTCCGGCAAATGGATTGGGGTTAGTTCCACAGTACACAGAACTAGAGCTTGGAATTAAATTTCCGTTGTCTGAAATTCGTACATAATCGGATAGTCCAATACCTTGCAAATAATGCGCGGTTGATGCCATTATACACTGCCTTGCACTTTCTGCAGTTGTTGCTGAATCTGCTGTTGTTGCATGATCTGCAGTGCTAGCATGGTCACCTATGGCTACACCATCTTGATCTGTTACAGAGTTTAGATCGATGCGTATGTTCTGCAGCATTGGCCTTCCTCTTGCATCGAGACCAATAATTACAAGGTCATCTCCTTGTGACGTTGCAATAAAGTTCAATGAATCAACGATTGACACTCGGCCATCGCCATCAAGCTGGAAGTTATTGCTGTTGACTATGAGTCTGTTTCCGCTAAGCGTAATCTGGTCGGCACTTGCATTAATCATCGAAACGACTTGGTCGTTTTCATCTCTTCCAAGTTTCAATTCCAATGATGCGTCTAATTGTCCCTCTGCTTTTTGTGCGCGGTTGACTTCTGCAGAAATGCTTTTTGCGGTCTGCTCAAACTTGGTATTTGTCTGTTCCTCTAAATCCTCATACGTGGATTGAAGATGGTCTGCGTTCCTCTCTAGCTTTCCGGTACGTCTTTCCACGCTTTCAATCGTGTCTCTGATAGAATTGACCTTTGCAGAGTGCGTCTGCGTTCCCTGTGCCGAGATTGAATCTCTCTTGCTTTGTACTCCGGTTAAAGTGCGTTGCAATAGATACGTTTCAACAATCTCTCTCGTGGTATTGAATCGGATTGGTTCCCCAAGTGTCAGACATGGATTTCCGACACAGGTGCAACTTTTAATCGGTGTATATGCTGCTTTTGCCATAATCGGCAATAGGTTATTTGCAATCTGTTCCAGCTCTGCTCCGGTCTTGTCTGATACAAGAAAGTTTCCTGTAATCGAATAGTTGTTTCCGGCAGTTCCAACAATAGCACCGGCATTATCTTCGCTTGTCTTGATTTCAAGCTGTGTGATCGCCTTGCTTTGGAAGTCCTCATAATCAAACGTGATATAGTGTCCGGTCATGGACTCTGTGTTCGCATCAGACGGAAATAAATTGTCAGATGGGAATAAATCTTCTGCCGGATAAAGTGCGCTTGTGATTGCTTTCAGAAAGACATATTCAAACTTTCCATCCCGGTTCATGTTCCCGAAGCATCCATTGATCTCGCATATTGCCGTCACAACCGTTTTGCCGCTGATTGCAGACTCTTCTGTGACCGCGCTTGAATCGTCCGTCTGTGTGGCTACAATCGTCTTATTGACCGTCATGGAATCATTGGCAAGGCTTGTTTCTACTTGCGCAATTCCAAGATACGCAAAAAAGCTATTACGGAACTGCTTAAGTGTCATTGGAAAGCTAAGTCCTGCATACCAAGACTTTACATCCGTATTGATAATGTCATACATAGCGTCATATGCCGTAATCTGCCGTTTTGTTCGGTCAGCCGTAGGAACATCGGATGCAACCTTAAAAACTCCGTATGGCATCGGGTTTTCGCTATCTCCGTCAATCGTTTCTTCGATAGAGATTGTCTTTCCAATAATGTTTCCTGCGGTGTTTCGTGCCGTGAATTTTACGCAATTCGCTTCGCACGCTCCAAACTTTAATTCAGACTCCGAACAAAGGCTTTCTTCGAGAGCGAACGTACCGATTTCAAGCATCGAATTGTCTATCTTCTGGTTCGTTCCAACAACAGATATGACCATTTGCTTATCTGTCGAGGAATCCCAATACTTTTCTTTTAAACTGCTATTTATCATATACACCACCTACAAACGAAAATTTGATTGGGTCATATTTTATCTTCCCATGTGCCACAGAATAGAACGTAGGCTGAATGTCAGCGATATATCCGTACTGTGTCACATATCCGCGTTTCTCCGGCACATATGCCGTGATATAGCCACCGCGCTCCTTTGCCTTGGTATAGTTCTTTTCAATATTCTTCCAAAAATCATCAAACTGCTTTTCGGTCAGCATGGCTTTGGTTTCAAACTCAACCTTTAAGGCTTTCAGTTCCACGGCATCACGATGCTCATATCCGTTTTCGTCAGTCCAAGGGTCTTTGTCCTGCATATTTACATAGGAACTAAACGTGTCCTGCTTTATTAAACTGTTCGGAATGGTATAATTCCCAAACTTTACTAAATATCCGCCATATCCCATCGTTTACCTCCTAAAAATGGGTATAAAAATAGCACCTACCGTTTGGTAGATGCTAATAAAATAAGCCGTGTTTCCACGGCTTAAGTGTTGTTTATTTTTTTTAATCTTTACTGTAACCAAGTATATGTATATGCTTCATCAACATATATCTTATAGCTGCTCGGATAGATCGTATCGTAATTTGAATCGTACGGAAAACTAAATGAAAAATAATCTGTATCTCCATTCTTTTCACATTCTGCATAATGATAATCATATTTGATCAAGTTGCCAGATGCATCATACATTACGCAAGAAATTTTCACAAATGAAAAATCTTTTCCGGAATCGTTTGTAGCTTCAACCGTAACATTATCTGCTCCAATGTCCGATTGAACCATTATATTGCGAACATCACAAACAGCATTTGTTGCTTCATCAACACTCAACGACATTTTATAGTTATCATAAGAAACATCGTTATAATCAGAATCGCTCGGTGCGTCAAAATAAAGAACACATTCCTTACCGGATTCAAAAGCTCTGTTACAATCGCTTTTGCTATCCAGCATTTTACCGTTTTTGTAGTATACAAGTTTTGCGTCCAGATCAACATTTACCTTGTTGTTGTTTTTCAAGATAGCAACAACTCCATGACCACTATCTTGGTATTCAATTGAGATGTTTTTCTTTACCTTGTTCGCATTAAAGGAAGAAGTGACGGTAACTTTGCAAGAAAGCGTTTTCTTTGCAATTTTTGCTTTTACGTACGTTGTTCCTTCTCCAACCGCCAGAACTTTTCCAGACTTGTTTACAGAAGCAACATATTTATTGCCACTACTCCATTTAGCAGTTTTCCTCATTCCGCTTATCTTTAATGTTGCGGATTCTCCAATTTTTAAATTAAGAGTCTTTCTGCTTAATTTGATAGTTGCCGCCTGTGCAACAATCTGTTCCCCATCTGCATTTTGGATTGGCATAGCCGAAATCAAAACGGCAAATGCCAATCCCATCGCTACTAATAATTTTTTTGTGTTTCTCATAATGACTCCTTTCTTGTGATATGATTTATTTAGAATTATATCACGTTCTATTATAGAAGTCACTAAAAAACATATACATTGTCTCCGGTTCGATTGTAATGTTCTCTACCATAATCCCTTGCAGCTTTTCCTATGTCGTTTGTAGTAATTCCGAAATTTTTCTGTAAAATAGCTTGTAATAACTGATTTTGTTGTCGCAGTAAGGAAACCTCTTGCGCAGATGTTGAATTGATAGCATCTTTGATTCCGGTAATTTCTTGGCTTCCTGCGACCGCTGGCTTACCTCCGACTGTTCCCATAATTTCCGGAAGTCCATTTTCTCCAACTGTTGCTATGCTATATTTATCCATAAAACCGCCCGTTGCATAAGCCTTTACTTTAGGTAGGCTCACTTTCGGCACAAGATCGACTCCGCTCCACTTTACCTTTGCTACTTTAGCCGCCGCAGAAACAACACTGTTGAACCCTCTCAAAACGGTATTCACTCCACCGATCAATGAATTTATTGCTGTTTCAATTCTTGAAATTACGGTGTTCATTGCCCCGGCAACACCACTTTTCACGCTATTCCATAATTTGCTGAATATTTCAGCTACACTTTTTTTCATCTTCGAGAAAGCATTTTTTATCGGGGTGGTTACATGTTCTTTAAACCAACTAGAAACACTATTCCACGCCCCGGTTACCGCTGTCTTTGCCGCGCTAAAAGCTTTCTGAATAGATTCTTTTGCTGAGCTAAAAGCATTCTTGATAGGTGTTGTAACATGCTCCTTAAACCAACCGGAAACCACCGCCCATACCGATTTTACAGTTGTCCATAGAACCTTGAATGCAGTTGATACTGCCGATTTCAATAATTCAAAATTCTTCTTTATTGGCTCTATTACCTTTGATTTAAACCAATCAGAAACAACAATCCATACAGCCTTGACAATGATCCACAATCCTTGAAAGATTTGACCAACTCTTTTCGAAAATCCTTGGAAAAATGAAACAATAGGATTTATAACATTAGTATTGAACCATCCAGAAACTGTTTTCCATACACCGGATATATCTTTCCATAAAGAAGAGAAAAAACCGGAAACGGATTTCCATAATCCCTCAAAAAATCCGCTTATTGGCTTAATCACATTAGTATTAAACCAATCTCCGGCTTTTGAGAAAATTTCTTTTATTTCTTTCCAATGATCCTTGACTACTACAGTTGCCGTTGCAACAGCGGCTACTATTCCTGCGGTAATCGCTGCCGGTGCTGCCGCTACCCCTAAAATAACCGCTCCGACTGCCGTAATCGTAACTCCGACAAGCATAAGTGCTTCATTAAGCCAACTGAATCCGTTCTTTAGCATGGTCACAAAGTTTGATATTGCAGTAAACGCGCCAATTGCAACAGATCCAATCCCGGTTATAGCTTTTGCTACCGGACTGATAAAAGAAAGTGCGCTCTCTGCCGCACCGCTACCGAATAAAGCTTTGACACCAGCTGAAACAGTTGTTCCAAGTGTAGCAAACGCCCCACCTATTTTTTTTGACAAAGCGGTAGACAATACTGCCGAGATTCCCTCATTTGCCGCAATTTCAACGCCAAGCCTTGATGCAAGTGAACCAGCTATTGCTTTTGAAATGGAAGTTCCGATTATATCAAGCGCGGTTTTTGCAAGATGCAATCCAAGAATTTTTTTGATTGTCAGTGCACCGATGATAATTGCAACTGTTTTTACGTCTAAGTTGCTTAAAAATTTCTTGACGCCTTTCCATACATCCTTCCAAGAAATTTTCTTTAATGCTGTCGTAACTGCATCAAACGCACCTTGCGCCCACGAATTAAGCGTTTTAGCTAATAATGCAAAGTCAAAGTTTTGGAAAAACTTGTTAATTCCGTCTGCGATTGAATTTCCAAATTGTTTCCAATTAAATGTCGTGCCAAACGAATCCAATCCATGAAGCACCGTGTTTAATGAATTTGCAATCAGCCTTCCGGTTTCTCCGAAAAGCGTTGTACCTTTCTGACCCTCAAATAGTCCATTAAGGAATTTTGCAAGCCCACTACCAAAGCCGGATGCTTTGGCATATACTTCATCCCACTCGATACCTCGCATCGCATTGATAAGAGCACCGGAAATTGCTTTTCCAAGTCCTTCAAGGTCTTTGATGTCGCTTTTGAATTTCTTAAAAATCGTGTCAGTCTGAACTAGTTTTCCGGTATCTCCGCCACCGGAACCGCCAGAACCAGAACCGCCACCACTTCCACTTCCACCACTTCCAGAACCGGAAGTGTTGTCTTTACTCTGCTTTGAAATAACCTTTAATTCATCAAATGCACGCGTTGCCTGTTGGATTTCCTTTTTTGCTTTCTTGGCATTTTTTGCGATACCTCCTGTGTTTTTCCCTGCGCTTCCTGCGGCATTACTTAAATCGTCCATGCCGTCAGACGCGCTTCCAATATCATCAGCAAGACCGCTGATTCCTGCTCCTTTGCTTGCTTCATATCTCCATCCAAAGATTGAACCTAAAGCATTTGTTACCATTTCTGCAAAAGAAATCACTTTTTGTAGAACTGCATTAAGCACCTTGATAAATGGCTTAAATGCATTGATTAAACCACTACCAACAACCGATCCAAGTGCTTTGAAGTTCTCTTTAAGCATGGTTATCTGGTTATGCCACGTATCTGCTGTACGTGCGAAATCTCCGGTAATATTGGTTGTATGCGCAAGCACATACTGATAACGCAACATGGCTTTTTCAGCCTGTGTCATTGAGGAAACGTTTGCATCAAGTCCTTGCTTTAACGCCCATTCCTTTAATGTTGCCTGTGTCAAGTCGATACCATAACGCCGCATAGGTGCCGTAGTACCGGAAAATACAGATTGCAGATTTTTGGCAATATCTTCTTGACTCACATCATAGAATGAAGCCATATCTCCGGCTAATTCTGTCAACCGGATAGACATTTTTGCCATCTGCCCTTGCGGAATATCAAGGGCGGTTCCCATTGCTTGGAAACGGCTTGCAAACTGTTTCGCGGACAATTCAGACATGCCAAATTTTTCAATGGATGTTTTTGCGAAATTGTTAATTAGGCTTTCATACTGCCCGAATGTCTGCCTTACAACGTTCTCAACCTCTGTCAGTGAAGATGATATGTCAATGGCATCTCCAAGTAGCTTAAATCCGCGGAATAAAGTCCAGTATGTTGCATACACTTTTCCGATTGCAGACGCAAGGGAGAACGACTTCTTAGTAACCGCAGAAGCACTTGAACTAAATCCGCTAAATGAACTTGTGATGCTTTTTGCCGCTGTTCCTGCCGCTCCACCGGTACGTGATAACTTTGCCAATGCATTTGTCATGTCAATAATATTCCGGCTTACGCTAGGGGCTTTCGACAGTTCAGACATAAGCTGTCGCATTGCCGTGGCAAGTTTCGGGATATTTTCAATCGCTTTGGTGGAACTCTGGTAACCAAGCTGTTTGATTGCAGATGCAAGATCGGTCAGACCCTTAACAGATGCTGACATTCCAGAAATCCCTTTTAATGCATTGGAAATCTGACGCATAGAACCAGCCGCGGCATTAATTTGTTTGCTGTTGATAGAGCCTAATTTGCTTACATTTCTTGCAACCGCAGAAAAAGTCCGTGTGTCAATTCCACGCATTGCCGTCATTGCCCCTGCAAGTCGGTTTACCCCTGTGGAAAGACTATTCAGATTTCCGGTACTAAGTCCAGAAAGCGCGGAAGATAATCTCCCAAGTCTTGTCACAAGCGCATCTATCCGGCCGCTTGCCTGTTGTGCCTGTGCTTGAATTTTTATTTCAAGAGACTCTAATTCCATTTATCCACCAACTTCCTATAACTTTTTTAGGTTAGCGGCTATCTTCCACATTGATAGCCGGTTAAAAGGGCGGTAAGATTTGACCCCTACCGCCCTTGAATTACTTTTTCAGTTTTCCCTTTTTCAGAAGAGAAAGCATTTTTGAATTTTCCTCTGATGTAAACTTAAAATTGGAAAATCCGTTCTTTTTTGCGATTTCCGCGCGATGTTCTTTCGATACATCATCTTCCCCAACCGCTTTTAATGCTTCAACGATTGAACCGGAATTTCCGGTATACTTCGGATAATACTTGGTTTTGCATTTCTTTGCGCCTTTTACAACAATAACTGTGTGCCCTTTTATGCGTGTCACAAGAATATCTCCGTTGCGAAGAATAAACCCGGCATGATAAGAACCCATATCATCAAACAGACCGGATTTCAAAATTACCGGTCTTTCATTTGATGTATTGAAATCTCCCACATCCTTGCCGGATGCATAGATAATACAGGCACGCACAAGGGACGAACAATCGCATTCCGTCTTGACCTTTGTGTTAATGCCATGTTTAATGACTCCGTAGCGTTCCGATTGGTCATAGCCGATATTTTTGTTGTCAGATGCAATCTGCATAGCTTCGGCTAACTTCTCCGCAACCCTATCGTCCTTCGCCCTTAGCACGTACCATCCCTTAGAATGGTTATAAAACTTCTGCGTAGACACTTCCTGTCCGGTCTGGTCTCCGGCTTTTCCACCAGAATAGCAGTTGCCGTGTTCATCGTGCCGCGCACTTCCGATAATTACTGCCATAGCAATACCTCTTTTCTTAAACTATCTTTGGCTTTGGTAAATGTGATTTCCTTGATTCAGCCGCCCATGCTTCTTCCGCCTTAAGCATTTCTCGTATCTCTGCATCGGGATCGTCCGTATTCTGCTTTTCAATAGAATCATAGCAAGTTTCTTTCACGTACTTGCTATTACCATTGCCGAATGTCGTGTCTATTGCTGTCACAAGCGCTGACGTTGCATATCTGCCGAACCACATATACATTTCCACATCGCGTTGCTTCCATTCTGCCTTGTATGCATCCACATAAGGCTTAAGCAACTCTGGATTCATCATATCTATATCATCAACGGAAAATCCGTAGCCTTTCGTTACCACAAGGTAAAACGGACGGATTTCCGCAACGTAATATTCCCATGTTAATTCTTGGTTTTCGCTTTGGATGGGGTCTTTTTCTTCTCTTTCTCCTGCTCCTGCGCTCTCTCCAACGACTCCATCATCTGCGCTAAAAAACCGTTTGTCATCATTTCCTCCTGCATATCAGCGAATAAATCCATGCAGTTTATCTCGTTTGTATCAATCGCATCATAGAGAATGTCAGACACCTTCTCAAGCTGCTCATCGTAGCCTTCGTTTGTTTTGTAATCATATCCAAATTCTTCATTGTGATGCATCTGCAATCCTACAAGAAGCGTCTTGGGAAGCGTTTCAAGAAGAATATCTTCCATAGAGGAAATATCTTCCATGTCCTGCGTCTTCATAATATCCTGTAAGATATGTGCTTTTAATGATGGTCTTGTTGCAAACTGAATTGTATATTCTTTTCCACCTAATTTAACTTTCATGTTTTACCTTGCCTTTCTGCCCTATATTGGCAAGGGGCAGTGTTGCCACCGCCCCATTGTTGCTTATCTTATTGCTTCAAGTTCTGCTATCGACCGTTCATCCTCGCCTACCGGTGCGGTCGATTGCTCGTCCGATAGGCTTTTTACCCCACCACTGTTACAGTGAATGTTCCATCGTTGTTATCAACGACTTTCAGCTTGTCGGTAACGAGTTCCGATGCCGTACTTGGGATAACGGTTGCGGTCATTTCAAGGATTTCATCTACACCGCCTACATCATTCGGTGTCGCGGTAACAGTTCCGGTGTATGCGTATTTTGCAACGCCACCGATTCCATCTGTGCCGTACAGGTGGATAATGTCAACCTTTTTATCTCCCAGCTTTTCGATGTTTTCCAGATATTCTTTTGCAAGGTTTCCGGTGATTTCCCGGGAATCCGCTGTCTTAATACCTTTCTCAAATGTCTGCTGTGGGTCTTCCATCGTGGTTGACTCAACCGTGTTTGGTGGAGATGCCGGAGATGGAATAGACTTTGCAGCAAGTAAAAGGTTGTAAGTCCCTGCAAAGTCGGCTTGTTCCGCTGTGTGCTCTTTAATAATCACACGCGACTTATAACTTGTTGATGCCATGATTTTCTGCTTCCTTTCTGCCTTGCGGCTATGCTAAATTTTCATACGCTCCAATAATTCGCGATACGCGAAAAGTTGCCGTGCGCACTTGCTTGGAAATCGTGAACACAGCATTTGAAACATCAAAATTTTTTGATTTAAAAAAGGACACTGCATACTCTGCAATGTCCTTAATCTTTTCCCTTCTTCCTTTATTTGTTATTGTAATTTGAAATGTTGGGCGAATTGCGTTAATAAAATAAGACTCTGTATCTCTCCCGGCTTCTGTAAATCCAATCTGTTGTATAAGAAGTGTTGGAAAAACAGGTGTTCCGTTCGATTCCTCGTCCTGCGTTACCTTGATTCCGATTTCTTTGCTTTCCATGTAAACTTTCAGCAATCGGTAAACGGTATCTTCAAAATCAAGTGCCCAACTATTTAACTCATTTTCCACCGAATACCTCCCTCGCAATCTTTACATACTGTTGAATAATCTGTTGTTCCGCATTATACATTGGCATTGTGGCTTTGATACCGTGGGTATAACGCCATGTTTCGGTCTTATCGTCCCAATAGTACCAACCATCTTCAAAAGCGTGTATTTGCCCCGGATATGTGCCGACACCGAATCCAAGTTCCGGTGCTTTGGGGTTCTCTTTGGAGTTGTAAAAAATACCGGCTCCAAACTCTACCGCCAACAAAGTATAGAACGGTTCTCTATCTTCTGACGTTACCGTTTTTCCGGTTGCAATCAGAATCGCGTTCGATGTCATTAACTGTGGTGCTTTATCTACCCTTACCGTTATCGTGTTCCCGATTGGGGATTCCGATATGTGTTGTATTGCCACCGTCTGACCTATCTGTGCAAGCCTAGAAACAAGTAAATCGCATTTAGCCTGTAAACTATCGCGGTACTTTTCTAATTCCTTTATGGCGGCTTGTATGGACTTAGTGGATAGTGTCATTGAAATAGGTTTCTTTTTCATGCAATCACCTACTTAATATTCTTCCGAAGAAGAAACAAATCCGTTGTCAGTCCTTCATCAGCAACGCCTTTTACGATGTAATCTGCGGTTTCTGAATCCACAAGTCCATCATCAGTGCGTTTGACTTCCGAACGTTTCCACACCACATCACCGGCTTTCAGTGGCAAATATCCTTTATCCGTGACAAGCTGACAGTATGATGTACTATCATCAATTCCGAATTCTTTCACAAGGGCTTCTGACAACTTATTGCTGATATTGGCTTTGAATGTCGTAGGTTCTGAAAACCCTTCAACTTCCTCGCCTTTTGGAATCTTGTTGCCTTCGGAATCTAAATAAGGTACAAAGTTCCCATCGGAATCCTTGTACCCTTCATAGACAATATCTCCATTTTCGTCAGTTTGTGGGATGAATACCCTCTGACCGGATTGCGAATATTTCATTTCCTGCTTGTTAATGTCAAGCATTGGTGTTTTCCTCTGGGATTCCGGCAACGCTCGTCAGAAGCGATAACACTCCGGCAAGGACTGATGCAGAAAGAACATATTTCCAATCCACCGCACCCATAAATGCCGCCGTTCCAATTCCGGCAATCGCCGCTTGCGCAACAGTCTTGATTGCTCGGATGCCAGCTTTCTTAGTCCAATCCTTCCAATTCCTCATGGCTTTTATCTCCTTTCCCTATATGAATCTCTTCAATCTCATGTTTCATTTTTGTAACCATTCCATTTCCACCTAACGCATGGTACGCATCATACATCTCGCAGAAGTTCTGATAGGCATATGACGGTATTTCTCCGATTCTGGTGTACTTTGCATGGTATTCAATAAGCTGGACACGCAAAAGGAGCATTGTTCCTTTACTGTTCGCATCCCTGCTTTTCTTTTGTTGTTTAAGAAGCCAAACTATATATCCAAGCACTATCGGAAGCACTACAAGATAAGTTTGAATCAAAATACTTTTCATTTGAATCTCCTTTTGACGCACTGCCCACCACCGCTTAATGTGCGCCGCCTGCAACCATAATGGTCACGCTCAATCTTCTTTAATTACATTGCTTTTACAAACGGAAACACTCCAACAAAAAGGCTTTCACGGTCTTTCCATGTACGGCTCACACCGTTTTCGGAGAAACTTGCCATGTATGCTTCTCCTGCCTGTGACCGGTCGTACACTGCCAAATTGACCATAATGTTTTCATAGTTCTTAACATCACTGTCAATCTGGTCTTGCGTGTATGTGTCCGGATAGTTCCGTCTGCTGATAATCTCTTTTCTTGCCTGCTCTAAAAGCTGTTCAATCAAAGGGTTACACTCTTTTTCATCAAACACAACTTTATCGGACTTCTCTCCGGTCGCTTCGTCCTCTACCTCTTCTATATGAAATTGTTTTAAACGAATCTTTACCTGTTCGACAAGCGTGTATGACATAAGCGATCTCCTCCTACAACTTTACACCTTCCATAACTGCTCTTGCTTCAAGGACTGCAATATAGTCAGTCATTGCCTTAATCTGCATATTGTAAGTGCTTCTAGGACATGTAGGTTCAAAATCAAGTTTTCCAGAATCCCACTTTTCAAGCATAGCCTTTAATTTCTGATAGCGAATAACAACCTGCTGATATTCCGCTCTAAAACGTTCCTTATAATCGGAACTATTCATCATTTCAACTGTATCTTTTAATTCCATGAAACTAACCTCCTACAGATTAAATTTTGCAATCAGAATTTCTTTCAGTTCCGCACCGCTTGTCGCTTGTGCGTTTTCAATCCCCTGCTCTGTGGCAAGTTTTTGCAAGTCTGCGGTACTCATTCTGTTGATTTCGGTCTTTGTATAAGTGATAGGGTTTTCAGGTGGATTCATAAAATCAGAAGGTACCTGAGATTTTTCATCCGGTACTTCCTCTCCTGGCATATACCACTTGCCCTTATATTTTGTTTTGCACTCGTAAACCAAAGGATCACCTCCTAATAGCACTTAATGACATAGGTGCTATCCATTCTCTCATAAGACGGAAGTACGATTTCGGAAACCGTTGTCTTAGTCTGTACAGGATCTTCCGATACAGAAATTGCAACAGCAACGCCTGTGTTTACGATAGAAACATCTGCTGTAGGCTTTCCGATAAGTGTACGCTCTTCCGGTGTCGTACCGTACCAAGTATTTCCAAGTGCTCCGCTTGGGATAAGCGTTGCAAATCCGTCCGGGTAAAACTTAGATGCCGTACCAGCTTCATTCTTGTACTGCTTAGAGTAAACAATAATGCTGATTCCGAGTTCGTTGGAGAATACCTCTTTAACACGGTTGTCGTTCATAAAGATGTTTGCCGTGGCATTCTGCGCAAGAATGGCGGAACGAATCTTCTTATTTTGCTTAAGATGATCCATAGTCTTACGAGAAACAATCATAATAGAAGGTCTCTCTCCTGTTTCTGCTTCGACTGCATCAAGGGCAACAGAAACATCGTCAAGCGGATCAGAATTTTCGTGATCATCCCACTTATCTGTTGCAGTCTCAAGATTTGCAAAGTTGTGGGTCTTGTATGTGTTGCTCGGATCGTAGTTATAAGCGTAAGTTACGCCGTTTGCCTGAATGGAAATCTTTGGAGATCCATCGGACGGTGCGAGTAACTGCATAATCATGCGCTCTGGGACAACGTTTGCTCCATCGATCAGAGTATTTGCATCATCAAAGATTCTGCTTAATACATCTGCTGCATATGGATCAGAGCTATCCTGTGCTCGCATGATTTCCTGCTCGTCAGCTTCCTTAATGAGCATAGACTCACGGAAGAAAGCCATCTCTGTTTCTGTGAGTTTGAATCCCTCACGGCTTCTTAATGTTGACACTGCATCAAAATTTGATGGTGCAAGAGAAACCGGAAGCCCCTTGGAGGTCTTAATCCATTTCAGATCAAGTCCCATTTTCTTCTTAGCCGGAAATAATCCCGAACCAAGATACGCAATTTTATTGCTTGCTACCTCTGTGTTTACAAGCGCGATTGCTTTTGCGCTATACGCATCTCTAATGTTCATTCTGTATTACCTCCTATTCAAATACGATTAACGGAAGGGCTGTCTTAACCGCCTCTGCGACAGCTTCTCCTGTGCTTGTCTGAATGTTTGCAGAATTTACAACTCCAAACGCTCTAAGGATTGTTCCGTTAGGGTTCTCATCCTTATAAACATCTGTAAGTAAAATTCCGATTGGCTTTGTTTCTTTATCAACTTTGCCATCTGCGGCGATTGGGCTTCCTGCCTTGCACACGCCTTCTGTGAATGCGGTATCATCAAGTTTGATTTCCTCGAACAGTTCTCCGCCTAATTTTCTTTTCAGAATTTCAAGCTGAGTTGTTACGCTTTTTTCAGTAAACTTCATCTTTAAAACCTCCTTACGATAAATAACTGTCTACTACCGACTTAGCCGTCTGATTCGTTTCAGCTAAAGTCTTTCCGATCGACTCTGCGGCTTTTTCCGCTTCTGTCTTTTTGTTGTCTTTATTTCCGCCAGCCGTGCCACCGCCCGGATTCGTACTGCCATTTGCAATCTCCTGTTCCTTGGCTTGTGCTGCAGCGGTCTCTTTTTCAGAGATAATCTTTCCAAGAACGTCATAATCAAAGCTGCCATCGTCTTTTACAATTTGCGCTGCCTGCTCTGCGGTAACATTAAATTTAGATGCGGCATTGGCTCTCTGCGTGGCTATTGCCTGCGCTTTTTCAAGTTCCGCGATTCTCGCATTGGCTTTTTCGAGGTTCTTATTTGCCTGCTCGACTTCCGTGAGCTTTCCCTGTTCGATATCATCGAGCTGCTTCTGCAACTCTTCTGCTTTGTCAGCCTTTGTCTTGTACTCGTCAGCCTTTGCTTTGGCTTTCTGTACGGAACTTCCGTAATCTGCCATGATCTTGTCCGCGTTTTCCTCGCTTAATCCCATAGCAATCAGATCTTCTCTCTTCATTCATTACCTCCGATATGTCATACGAATTTTTATACGGTGCAACGACACCGAACGACATTGTTGATTTTTACGCTCACAACTTTGCGAATTTTTATAAAATAAAAACAGCCACCAATTACTCGGTGACCGTCTTATCTTTGTTTGTCTGGTTCTGTGTGCCATCTGTATTCATTTTATTTATCAATTCTTGTGCTTTCCGTTCCTGTTCTTCTACATCACCAATCGTTTTCCACAGATTATCCAAGTATGGCTTTGACAACAGGAATGTCTTTTCCGCATCTCCCCAAAGTCCGACAGATTTAATTGCCACAAGCGGATGAATGCCGGCTTGTAAAAGCTGATATAATGTCTGCGACTTGGTGTACATATTGTCTTGTGGGCTATGGTTAATCTGAACATCAAAGTCGCGCAAACTCAATCCTAAGTCGTGATCCTGTATACGAATCACGTTCAAAACAACTTTCGCAAGTCTTTTTTCAGCCGACTTTACAATTGGGTCTTTTAGTTTGGCTCTCGACTTCGAGAAGTCCCATCCGTTTCTAAGCTCAACCGCTCCTTGTGTATCTCCACCGGAATTATTGTTGTTCTTATTCGGTATGGCAAGAATGGACTGTGCATTATCCCACAAATCATCCTTTGCGACTTGGCACTCTGTCTGATTCAGTTCTTGTGTCATAATGTCAACATCTGATTTATTCTGCTCATTATTGGATTTTACCGTCAGCGCATGGGAAATCTTCATTTCTTCAAAGGTTTTCGGGTCGATTTCGCAATTTACAAACTTTATCCAAAACTGAACAAACTGCTCAACGCCATCCATTCGGTTTGACTGCATTGTATTGATTGCATCTAATAGTCCGATCACAAGCTCAATATCAGAAATGCGCTCATGGTTATTTGGAAACTCAACAATCGGGATTCCGCCAAAACCATGCAGTTTCCAATCTCGAACCTCTCCGTTCACAATCTTGCATTCGTAAGAGTCCGTGTAACAGAGTTTATACATCTGTCCATCGGCATCCTTAAGCTCTTGGATTGCTAAAAGTGGTTCTTCTGTGGAACGACTGTAGATAACAAAAGTGTTCATTGGTGTTGGTGCAACAATTCTAAATGGTATATCTTCATTTTTTGTAATCTGCACCGCCTTAAATGACGTTCCGGTTGCTGACTGCCACTCTCCTGCCTTAATGTCTTTTTCCTGCTTATTAGCATCGGTCAGATAATCGTTAAATTCATCAACCGCATTGTTTATCCGATCATCATCTTTCCTGCTTATAAGCTGAATTGGCTCACCGTAAGTCTGACCAACCTTGAATTGAACAATCTCATAGGCATGGTTTTCAGACACCTTATTGGTTATATCCGCATTCTGTACCTTTGTTCGGTACAATACAGGCTGATCGCCCTTGTAGTAGTTCCACAGATAACGAATGATCGTCTTGTTGAAATAAAATGCACCAATGCAGTTTCCGACAACACTTACGATATTGTCTGCCGTAATCTGTTCTACGTTAGCATATGCAATTTTTCTTCCATATCTGCCTTTTACAAGGTCGTGAAAATACTGTGTATTCATATAAATAAAACTCCACTACTGCAAGCGCGTTTTGGTATTGGCTTCGTTTCAATCTTGCCTGTTGCCACGCGATAAATCACAATATGATTGCATTTTTTACATTTGCACGGATGATCTATCGTAGATCTCCCATCGTAATGCCCGGCAATTCTTCCGCAATCCGGGCAATATATAGTTACTTTTTTCATGGCAACCTCTTTCTTGTAAATAAAAAACACCGCCATTTCTGACAGTGTCTTTTACGGATTATATGCTTTTGGGGTTGTAGGATTTTGTTTTTTCTACTCTTTTAGTATACCATGCAAGTTTTAGGAAATGTTGTGAAAGAGTGTGAACTATTGTGCACTTTTATGCACTCTTTCCAAGATAAATCCCGCCGAATTTCTTCTCAAACTCCCGAATAGCCTTCTTTCGGAGGTTCATGATATTTCTGTAGGAATATCCCATTTCTACAGAAATTAAATTCCAGTCCTTATTATCAACATAGTGCGCATACAGGACAATATACACATCTGTATTTTCCATACTGTCAATCTGCCCGATAATAACCCGGCGTTTATCCACGAATTCGCACACAAGTTCTTTTATCTCGTTCTGAAGGTCTGCAATTTTAGCAACAGCACTTCCCATTTTGTCCGGATCTCCGGAAGACTGCACATCAACCTCTTTGGGAGATACGGAAATGGAAGTTGCCATATTGGAAAGTTTTTGAATTTCAGACATTTTGTTTTTGATAACATGATCACATCTATTTATTTGTGAAAGATATTTGTCCGTTGTCATATCCTAATACCTCCTAAATGGGTTTACTGCCGCTTCTACCTTTGCTGTATTTTTTGGGTTATCTATAAACATTTCAAGCTGAGTTAAACCGTCTGCTGCATCGTCGTGTTCATTACCGCCAATACTTACAAACATAGAGAGTTCATCCATAGCCGCTTGATATTCGTCATTTCTATAATATCTTGTTACTCCAAGATCTGAATCTTTCTTCATTTGTTCCTGCGTCGGTCGGTGCATATCAAGAAATATGAATTTTCTCTTAACATCACCGGAATATGCTATGATCTTCGATAACTTCTCAACCTTATTTGGTGCTTTTCTACTTGTACATGAGCATTTATAGTCCTGTTCCTGCAACTTTTCATCTACATATTGGCAATACAGATCTCCTCCGGTATTTCCCTCAAATCTTGTCTGCCTAATCTCATTCCCGATAATTCGTCCAACAACAAGAGGGATTGTTACCTCTTTCGGGCCTTTGTTGAATACCCAATCGTAAATATAAACATCACCGTTTTCATATTCTGCTCCAATCGGCATTGACAAGCTATCGCCACCGCCCCAGGCAACATCCACAACTCCGATGCGTCGGAAATCTCCGTCCGGTAGGATTCCGTTAAATAGTCTCAAATCCGTATAAAGCAATCCTTCGCGGACATATGGTTGCTGCATAAACTTAGCCATCCATTCGGCATTGTCAAGCTTATCTCGCATATCCCGATAGTATTCCGTGGAAAATCCGTTGATTTCATATGCGAAATTGCTTTCGTCATTTTCATTAAGTGCCGGAATCTTACGGAATCGGTATTGTGGGTCATGCTCATATTGCTTTCTCATGCGCTCCAATGGATCTAAAACATTCCAAAGAGTACCAACCATCAATTCCCTTGCACCGTCATTTTTACGGTCAACCATCTTGTTTAGGTACTCTTGGTATGTGTTTTCCATTCGAGTAGGGCTTAATGAATGCTCACGATCACGAACCAAGTCATCGACATATAAATATCCGTCTTTTGAAACATCGACCGCTCCTGTCCATGTTCCATCAATACCACGGCACGTTACGGTTGCGAATCTGTCCGGATCTCCAAGCGTGATCGTAAATTCGTCCGCGCTCTTGTCTGTCGGAATTGATGCGTTTGCGTATTCCGGATGCCAATAAGCAAAAAGTTCAGCAAACGTATATTCTTCCGTGGTAAAAAGATTTATCAGTTCTTTGTAAAATCCTTTTGCCAAAATACCGGAGTGACCGCCCATAGCACTATGGCTGTTTGGTCTGCGCAAAGCTACCCACGCAAGAAAGAAAATACAGATAGTCGATTTACCGACACGCGATGGCATTGACAATCCGTAAAATTTAATCTTCCGGTTTTCCAAATCTTCAAGATCTTGAGCGACTATATTCAGTGTCTTGCGGCGTGGATAATAAAACCGTTTACTCCAATTTCTTTTGCGCTCCATAAAGTAAATAAAGCTCTCGAAACGATAAAAGCTCTCTAATCGCAAGACTTCATAGAACTGATCCACAAGTTTGTATCCGCCTTTAATGTCGTGATCCTGCGCATATCGTTCAAGTTCCCATATGCTACCACCCGCGTTTTTCTGCGTATATTCGTTGATTAAAGCCTTTGTTCTTTCGGTTATAGTCAATCCATAGTCAACGTCTTTTTCCGTCCGAATCGCCACATTGCACGCTTTCAAAAGGGCATCTATTACCTGTTCATCAACGCCTTTTCTCTGTATGTAGTTTTCATATCCATTTACTGCATTGATTAACTGCTTTGAAGCCAAATAAAAAGCACCTCCGCAAAAAGCAGAAGTGCCTTGACCTCTGCCTATAACTGTTTTTAGGTTAGCGACTAACTCCATTTGTTAGCCGGTAATATGCGTAGTCAGTAGTAAAAGCTATTCTTAGCACACCAATATTGTACGCACCTCTTAGTATTTCGGAAATTATTTAAAGACTATTTTCTTGGTCTGATTATCTCTCTAATTCATCAATTCTGTTTTCAAGTACATTTATGTATTCTCTCATTTTCTTATCACCCGAAGGAAACTTCGGTTTCTTTTGCTTACTTTTTATCTGTAATCTCAAATGGTACAATCGACTCTGGAATATAATTAACCTCATACTTGTACTTATTCACTTCAGCACCACCTAAATCCTCAATGACATACATCGTATCTTCATTTAGTCCAATAATATGTCTCTTATATGTACCATCTTCCATCTCTACAACAAGTGTCACCTGATCATCTGTTGCATCCTCTCTACTAAATGCACCAATCATTTCAAACTCAACCTTATCAGTACGAGTGTTGATTACTGCAAATCTTCTAAGAACATTAAAGTTCTCAGCTTCCTGTTTCATATTATATGTAACCTTTTTTGATTCAGTTTCGAAAGCACATCCAGTTAATGATGTTGCTACCATTCCAACTGCCAACATTACTACTAAAATTTTCTTCTTCATATGATTTATTCTCCTTTAAACTTGATGCCATTGCTTTTCATTGTACTTAATAATTCTTCTAATGTTCTCCTTCCAATATCTTTCCAACGAATGATGTCATCGGGTGTGTAATTACTCATATCTTCAATGGCTTCAATTCCGTGTTTGTGTAAAATTGCGTATAATCTAACCGAAATATTCATCTCTGATATTTTCATAATCTCGCCCCCTCAACAATTTATTTTTATACCCTCTGTTAATATCGCAGTCTTATCCTCATTCAGAATTGCATTTCCGTTTTCATCCGTTTTATGCCATCGTGCATCAACTTTAATCATTGGACTTTGCTTTGCATGAGCGATAAAATGCAACTCCATGTCCGTGCAGCTTACTTTTTTGCCGTCAATAAACACTTGTGCGGTTTTGCCATCGGATTTTATCATAATTTTTTCTTCTTCTGGCTCAAATGGTTCGCATTTATACATAGATTTCCAAGAATCTTCATACCACCTATCCATCTCTCCGATAACGGAATTTGCATAATATGTCGGCTTGCTCATAGTTTTTGTTCGGCTACATAAAACTTCTTGATAATTCTGGATAATAAACTCACATTCAGCACCGTTATATTTATAATCTTTATAAAACTGATAAAAAGATTTCAAATTTTTGATAAAATCAACTAGTGTTTTCATTTCCAATGCACCTTGAACCCTTTCTTTTTATACTCCCCTACGGCTTTTTTAAGGCTCATATCGTCCTCATATTTTTCATTCAGCATAATCACCACATTACCTTTTTCAATGCCGTATATGTTGCAATTTGCAAGTTTCTTAGCCGTTCCAAGGATAGCCTTTGCCTGTTTGCTGCTCATTTCATAGGTTTTGGTTCCCATATTAACGATCATTTCTCATAAACCTCTCAAAATCTTCCATACATTTATAACACAAGTCGTATGTGGCATTTAAAATACCATTCTTTGTAATGGAATTTCCGCACAGTATTCCTTTTTTAATTTCTGCGCCGCATCTATCGCAAGTACACCATTTTCTTTCATGCTCCATTTCTCATAAACTCCTCAAAATCTTTCCTGCACTTAGGGCATAAATCATATGTATGGCCAAACGGAAATAATATGTTTGAATGAATCTCTTTGATTTCTCCCCTTACGTTTCCATCTTCAAAAATGGGACTTGGAGTAAAATAATCACCAATCGGCATAAATTCAAGTTCACTTATTGGTTTTACTTTTATTTCTTCGCCGCACCTGTCGCAAGCGCGCCATTCTTTTTGATGTTTCATTCTTATGCCTCGTACATTTTTTAATAATTTTCATAAAATCGTTTTTGTCAATAACTTCTGTGTCTGGATGTATTTCATGCAAAATGTTCTCTGTCGCATAATCTACCTTGTCATATGCTGCAAACGGAAGTTTTGAATAGTCAAGGTCAATGATAAGGCATGAGCACCACTTGTATGGCAAGCAATTGCTTAAAAACAAAGGCGCGCATATCAAAGTGAATTTATCTGTTTCAAATTCCATATACTCACTTTTTCTCTTATATGAAACGTTCATTCCCTTAAAAATATTTTCAAGCAACTGTTCAAATTGAAACGCCTCTTTTATGTGAATCGAAGTATATGTGTATATCGGTTTAGTCACTATTCCACCAACCTTCTGCCGCAGATAGGGCAATAAGCTATTTTCATTACCATTTCAACATTCATATCTTTACTACTACACACCGCAAAGGGCGGACATTTATTCAAGTCGCATGTAATTACAGGTTTATTTGACAACTTATCAATCTTAAATTTGCCATAATGCGTTATGATAGGAAATTTTTTCTCGCAAAATTCACACATATCACACCAACTTTCTTCCGCAGATAGGGCAAAAATTAATTTTTACGGCTCCTGCAACCTCTTTCCCATCGCTATTGTCGAAAATCATGTTATTTTCAGCTCCAAAAAGGACTAAATTTCCTTTACCATCAATGATTTTCTTTTTATTCCGACAAAAATCACACATATTACACCTCAATCATAGCAAAAATCGGAATCCTCGTGAGATTCCGTGTCTTTTGTTTGATATAAATATTCCACAATGTTTTTATCATCAAATAGCGACACAGGGAATCGAACCCTGTCAGACAAAACCATGCCAACCGCTTTCAAATCTGCAATTTCTAATCACGGAGGGGTTTTCTGTTACCAATTATGCCGCTACCATCCATAAGTCTCCCATCGACCGGAACTATTGCAGTAGCACCCGACTAAGTGGAGATAAGGATAAACGCAGATATTCGGACTCGAACCGAAACACCGTTTCCGGCTACTGACTGTTTAGCAAACAGTTTCCTTACCAGTTAGGATTATATCTGCACGTGCCGGGCATGGAAGTTCCCTACCCGAACCATTCCTTGCGTTTCAGAATGGCACGGTGCTACTAACACCGCTCAATGGCTTGTGGCGGTATCGAGCCGCCCTATACAGATTTTCAGTCTGTCGCTAATCCATCTCAGCTAACAAGCCATGTCGTGTAGTTTCCGTTTTTCCTTGCTCCACACTACACTAAGTGCAAGGTTCTTTTAGTCAGCGGTTACCGCCATCTTTTGAATGACAACCGCTCAATCCAGTTACCTGTGCTAAGTTTAACCGGTATATTGATTAGCACCTGCATTTCTGTAATAAACACACTAGGGGTGTACTGGCAACATCACCTGTGGGGATTGCAGGAATCGAACCCGCGACAACCCGGATATAAGCCGTGTCTTCTGCCACTGAATTAAATCCCCATAACCGCCATCAGACGGTTAGCAATAATGTTTATCGTGCTATGCCTTGCACTATCCGGTTTACAGCATTTCACCGGCAACTCAATGTTACCATGCAAGCCTATTTCCATGGTTCTACTCCGAATTAAATTATTGCAGAGCAATAGACAAGCATCGTATTTCAGCCAAAACATAGACCGCTTGGCGATAGCCCATCATTTCCAAATGACCATAATATTCATTGCAAAAATCGCGTATGAAAGCAAATACCCCATTGCGTTTGAATTGTCTTTTTGTTTTACCTGTCCTCTCATAAGTCCAAGTATTACAAGGGCATCTATCGCCGTAGCGATTATATTTAAAATCATATCAATATCCCCCCATCCTCAAAGCTGTGTTCCTGTTTGAATCGTTCCATTTCATTTACGCTCATGCCAAAAAGCCCAGCAGATTCATCAGAATTCGTATGTTTGAAGTATTCGCCCTGTTGCGGAAACATGAACCGGAACATGGCATAATTTGCAACGTCGCACAGATATTCAAGATTCCCGGTCTCTTCAAACTTGGAAAGATTCATTTTCAAACTTTCGATTGCATCCACATTTCCGGTAGAAAAGTTCATTCTTGCCGGTCCGTATTTGTAATACGACTGTTCAATCAATCCTTTGCGTTTTTCATCAAAGGTTTCGGAATACTCGGTTTTCATCAACTCATTGCTGCAGCTTGCCATTACACATCGCCCTCCGCCCTGTGGTTTGCTCTTTCAATGTCAAACCCTTCCGGATAACGTGCCTTAAGTTTGTCTACGTTCATTTGCATGATTTCATCAAGGCTCCAGCCGAAGGATTCGCAAAGCATTGCAAGATACCAGCAAATATCGCCTGCTTCTTTCTTTGCGTGGTCAATATCAAGCTGTTTCTCATGGAAAATCCATTTTTTGATTATGTCGTTAAATTCTCCAACCTCGCTAGATAACCCCAAACAAGAATTGAAGATGCCGCCAAGGTCATAATCTTGCAACGCAGATGCGATATTGTTCTTTTTGCAAAATTTAAGCAAATCGAGTTTATCCGAAATTCTTTCTGTCGCCTTGTGGTTTTTCGTCCGCATGGCTAATTTCTGGTACTCATTTCCGGTCATATGTCATTCTCCTGTCCGAAACACTTTTTTGTTTTTAAAAAATTTTTGGAAATTTAGTTGCGATTCGCAACGTGAAAGTGAATTGTTATAAATTTATTATAGCCTATTTACGATGAAAGTCAATGGGTGTTGTAAGTGGCTTTTTATTTTTTGAGGTATTTAAGGGACTTAGTAGCCGCCCTGTGGTCTTTCTGTCAGACCCCCTCCCCATCCTTTTCTTGCAAACATGGAAATCTAAAATATTTTCCATTTCGTTTTGTTGTCATTGTGTGAAAATCAAATTGTTTTAATACAATTCATGTTATACCCTTGTAACTATTCGCAAAACCTAACTTTTCCGAATAGTTCACGAATAGTTAAAACGCTACAACCCTTGATATTACTGCATTTGTGAATTGTAGAATAATCGCACACAATTCAAACCGTATTATTTACCGCTGCATCCGTAAATTGTGTATCAATTGCGTGCAATTCTTGACTCTTTTTCTCGTCCAATCTTGGCAGCTCCTGCGCTGTGATTGCCTTGCGTTGCGTGGCATTATCGCCAATGCCGGGCTGATTCATGCCGAATTCATTATTTCCCACGAACATGGTGCCTACGGGGCTATTGGAATCATATGCACGATCTAGGATACAATCCTTACGGGATCGCTGCAATTTTTGCCACATCTTGAAAGTCAGCGAACTTGGTTCATCGCTAGCCCATATATCCATTGTGTTTGTCGGTATATTACAAAAATAACTAAATGCCACTGTACTTACCAACTTGCTGTATACATTGGATATATATATATAATAATCACAAAGCTTATATAATACCTCTCTATCGTATCTATTGCAGTTAGTCGGTATGGTTGCATTACCAAGAGGTTTTAGACTCTTGTCTTTTAGTACCGATGTATCCGGGAATAAATGCATACCAACATACTGCATAACAGCTTTCCATTGTCTCTGTCCAGCTTTTAACAAATCTTCGATGTGAAATTCTATACAAGCGTTGTCTATTAAATCCTGTACAGTTGACGTGTATATCTGTACTGTACCTAGATCCACTATAAGGGTTGTAAGATCTACATTCTCTACACTCTCTACATCCTGCATATATTTCACACCTCCAATCTGTTAATCTCTCTGCTTTTGGTATACACTATTTCCAGGTTTGAAGTCAAGCCTTATTTTTTTACGGTGGTATTATATACTTACACCGCGCGCGTATGCGGATATACACTTACTCTACAACCTATAGGCTTTAAATACAGTGTATTATTATTAATCAAAAAAGATTAAGAAAAAGAGAGAGAAAGAAAAACATAGTTCTGAAAAAGCGACGTCAGACGATTGTGTCGCCTTATGTCAGACGATTGTCAGACGATTTTTTGTAAAAACTGATACTATTCTATCATTTTTGGACTTGTCAAAGACCTAATGAACCTAGCCTTGTTTATAAAAATTTAAGAAAAGTTTTACGGTTTGTTTACGGTTTTTCGGAGATTTTGTAAGATATGCCCGGATGCGTTGTTGATTTTGGACATGGCAAAAAGAAAAGGCAGCCAGAAAAGTTGCCCTTTGTTAAATATTTACTTACATTTTGCCCGATCTTATGATAGACTATAGATATGTCACACGGCATGGATGCTTGCCGATGTGGTGCCGCCAGCGATCCCGGCGACCACGGATTGAAACAATAGTCTTTTTAGTAAAAGCAAAACATTTAATTTATTTGAATCTAGTATACTGTATCATTGATATTTAATTAATTTTATGGTCTGACAAACCGTTTCATGATATACTAAAAAGAAACGGCGGTGATTTTAGATGGCAAGACCAAAAAAATATAATATTTCATTAACGGATGACGAACTCAAGGAACTAAAATCTGTTATGCGTAAAAAGCAAACAACCAAAACTGTTCGAAACAGATGCCAGATTATCATTGATCTAGATGAGGCACACGGTAAAGTTCTTACCCATGCACAGTCTGCCAAAACAAATTGTGTATGTATGGCTACTATCATGAATACTGTAAAGCTTTATTCCGAAAAAGGCATCCAGGGTATCCGTACAATGAACCGGAATGTCAATTCTGATAATGCACGCAGAAAATTTGATGGGCGTGCTGAGGCTCGTATTATTGAAATTGCGTGCAGTCCTGCACCGGAAGGACATTCCCGCTGGACACTCCGTCTGCTGGAAGAACAGGCAAAAATTGTACTTGATGTTCCAGTCAGTAAAGATACCATCGGCAGGGCTTTAAAAAAAATAAACTTCGACCTCACATGAATGACTACTGGTGTATTCCGTCAAAAGAAGATGCTGATTTTGTAGCCTGCATGGAAGATGTCCTTGATGTTTATGAACTCCCATATGACCCGATGTACCCTGTTGTCTGTATGGATGAAAAGCCATACCAGCTTTTGGATGATGTAAGGCAGCCACTGCCTGTTCGTCCGGGTGATAACCAGAAAACGGATTCCGAATATAAGAGGAATGGCACCTGCAGCATATTTGCTTTTGTTGAACCACTTGGCGGCAGACACCATGTGAGTGTCCATGAACACCGTACTGCAATTGACTGGGCAATGGAAATCAAATATCTGTCAGATGAAATGTTTCCAGATGCAAAGAAAATCATACTGGTAATGGACAATCTAAACACCCATAAAGCTGCTTCACTTTATAAAGCATTTCCACCATCAGAAGCAAGAAGGATCATAAAACGACTGGAAATCCACTATACGCCTAAACATGGAAGTTGGCTTGACATGGCAGAAATTGAGCTTAATGTAATGACACGCCAATGTCTTTCGCGTCGAATATCCACCCTTGACAAACTTAAATGTGAGTTATCAGCATGGGAAATGGAACGTAATCGGGATACAGCTAAGATACAGTGGCATTTCCAAACAGGGGATGCACGGGAAAAACTGATATCACTGTATCCGACACTCTCATCTGTCACTTTTTAATTAAAGTGGCAGATATGCTAAATGTCAATGATACAGTACACTAGGCTATAATTTCCGTCTGCTTTCCAAGAATAACCGGTTTCTTCTTTGCTGCTTGTTTGCAAAGAGTTGTCTAACATATTCTCTACGAAAGATTTAATTTCTTCTTCTGTGCCATTTTTAACCCATTCTTCAGAAAATTCAAGATACTCACTTTCTTCCTCTATCTTGTAATATTCTATATTTCCATTTTCGTCATAACTTTCGTTATCTAAATATATTCTATTGCAAAATATCCCTTTCATGGTATTTTCTCTCTCTTTCTTATTGCTTCTGTACCAGCTCGTAAACCAAGGCGTCAATACGTTTTTCCATTTCGTCAAACTCGCAAGTCTCATTTTCCTGAAACGCTGGCATTAGTACATAACTTTCAAACGCTTTTGTTATGTCGTTCCACTTTCCTCCGGTCGCAAAAGACAAATCCCCATTTTTCAATATTGCCAAGCTATCAACATTCATCTGCGATTCAACCAATTTTCTAACATATACGGAAATCGGCTCACCGCTTGGCAACTTATAATTATCTCCTGTAAATTGCCATTGGCTTCTAATTTTTATAATCTTTTTGAAATCATTTCTTTTCATGTTTCCTCCCATATGCTCTTGTTGACTCCACAAGTCAACTGTGCTATTATACTTTTGCGGCGCACTTAAACCGTAACATGAGATGTTTTGAAATACTCACTTTATGAGGTATTTCGCGCCGCAGGGGGAATTTTATTCCCCCCTATTTCTTGCAAATTTCTTGTATTCTTCAAAATCTTTCATAATCGCGTTTACAATCATATCTATAACATCGCTTTTGTCGTAATAATTTCCTGACTTGTCGCTGTATCTATTTTTATCAAATGTTTCAGCTCCAATGATATATTCATATTCACCGCCAGAATAATCATATGGAATCAGCCTCAGATCCACTCCAAGGTATTCATGCTTTTTTTCTTTTACATTGTATTCAGTCCAATTCATGAGTACAATATAATGCGATCCCCATATTTTATGATTATCTACGCCTCTCATAAAGCTATTTGCTTTCTTTTCAATTTCTTCTCTATTTAAATTTTTGCTGATTTCCATGATTATTCATCCTTTCTTCATCTATTTATTGTTCACCAAAATTCTTCCCTGCTCCGTAGCACTCATAAAAGCTATCT